GTTACTGTTATTGTACCAGGTATAGTAATAGGTCCTGCAAGAACACCGTTCTCAACAGTTTGTGTACCATCAATAGTAGCTGCTTGATTTTTTATAAATTCATTTGGAGCCGTTCCGCCTCCGATGTATTGGATTCCATTTACTATTGCCGTCATAATTCCTCCTATGTACTTATTTCGTCGATAAATGATGTAACAATATCTAAAGATGAAGCGGTATCGCTTTGAGCTTTAAGTACGTCACCATTTGCCAACACAATTTTTGCACCGCCTTGAATTAGTTCGATTGCAGAGTTTGGTGGAACGCTAACAGTCTTTGCAATAAAGTGATCGTTTCCTCCGTTTACAATCTGACAACTAGCCAAAACAGTTGAAGCGCTAGTATTACAGATTCTGATACCAATAACTGCATCAAAGTCTCCACCAGTTACTAAAGTGACTGGAGATGTACCAACGTTTCTTTGTAAATTGTTTCTAAAATTTTGTGCCATATTTTTTTCCTATTTATAATGCAACCGCCATTGCTAATGCAAAGCCAGCTGATGCTGCTCCTACTGGTGTACCTGTTGCATCCAAATAAACCGATTTACTTGCTGGTAAAGTACAGAATACATCTTTTGTACCTGAAGCAAAGTTAACAGCTGCATCTGAATTAGAACTGGAGATAACTGTAGTTCTAGTTAAGTTTGCACTTGACCCATCTAATGTTCCAAGTCCAACTTCAAACTCTGTTGTACCTTGATTAAAGATACAATAGTAAGTCGTATTGCTGTTTCCTATTCCTTGTGCAAAAGTTTCAAAACCAGTTACTGCTGCTCCAAGTGCCATTGCACCTGTACCAGTAGTTGTGCTCGTTACTTTTACTCTGTCGTTTATTACCAACGCCATAAATTTTCTCCTTAACTCATACTAATAATTGCATTAGCAGGTGTAGCAGGATCAGGAAACGTAACAGTAAAAGTACCGTTCGTTGCTGTCTTGTTACCACCAAAATCTAAAACCACTACTAATCTATTTGCTGTACCATCAACTGTATCTGTATTGTAAATCGCTGCAAAAGCTGCAGTGAAAGATGCACTACTATATGTAACATTATCAAAGTCAACTGAAGCAACAGCTGTACTAGATGCAACTCCAAGTCTTGTTAATGTTTTTACAGAATAGTTAGTTCCACCTGTAGTATCTACTTCACCATTTCCAGTTCCTGCTAGATATACTGTTGATGATGTTGAATAAGGATTAGTTGTGTATAAAGAAAATTTAAAAGTGTTTCCACCTGAAGCTTTAAAATTATGATTAGCTTCAAATAGAGCACCTCTAAAACTAAATGGGATTATGTTTGCCATATTCTTTTATCTCCTTAATTAACTTGATGGTGGTTTAACGTTAAGTTGAGCGCGAACTTCACCATCTTGATATTCGTCTCTGCGTCTGATACCGATTTGCTCGATAGCGTACGATTCTAATGCTTGATTATAAGCCTGTTGGTAGTATTGTAACATATCCTGTGGACCTTTCAAGTATCCAAATGTATTTACCAGACAAGCGTATAAAAGTAAATCTTGATATTTATTTGATAGATAAGTTCCATTTGTGGCTGGAGCTGGAGTAGATGTTGTATCTGTTATAGTCTCTGGTTCTTTATCATATGATATTGTAATTTCATAAGTTTTATCAGGAGTTGGGGCCACTACCCAAAACTCTTCATCCCAATTAGCATAGTATTTAGGTATATCTACAGCTTGAGTATCTGGTGTAGAATAATATTCTGCCATAAAACTAGTATCTCTTTGTTCTAAATAATATTGATTTCCAGCTTGATCTTTAAATTGTACATATCTAATTGCTCTTAAATTATCAGGAATAGTTACATATCTATTTCCAATAATAGCATTTGATGTTGCATAGAATACATTTTGATCTGTATCTATTTCTCTATAAATTCTGTTTTCTGCATTCTTAATTAAAGTATTAAGAACAGAAGTACTTAAAACACTAGAGCTAACTTCTGTAAAATTTCTAATATCGTCTTGTAAATTTGCTAAAGTATATGCCATTATCCGTTTACTACCTCAAGTGTTACTGGTCCTGCTGAACAGTTTGCTCCACCACCTTCTACATTACCTGTTGTAGCATTACTAGTACTTGTTATATAAAAATAATTTATTGGAACTGTTAATGGATCAGTAGTTGTAGCTCCTGTAACATTTCCTGATGAATCTATTTGTACCTAATGCAATTGTAAAACCATTTGCATTATTTAAATCACTTACATTATCAAATGTAGGTATGTTTGCAAAAGCTTGTAAATTTTTTGCATCTGCTCCACCACCTCCAGCACTAATTACTTCTGGTGGTCCTCTAAATCTTACAATGTCTCCAGCTTTTCTTTGATGATCTTCTGAATAAACATTTACATAAGTTGTTCCACTATAAATTATAGAAGTAAATGGATTGTTATCTAATAAAATTAAACTTGCAACCGATGCAGGTTGTGGTCTTGGATTAAATAAAGCTTGTGGATCACTGAACCAACTGGTTTTGGTTGAAGTTGTGGTTGCTTTGGTTCAAACTCTGAATAATGAACTAATGCTCCATTCCATTCTCTAACCATTTCATGAATAAGGAAATCTCATTCCTGATCTATCAGAAATTGCTAATGCGTATTTACCTGAAGCGTAGCCAGCCATTATACTCCATCTCCATAAAATGTTTGTGGTGAAATGAAAGTAGATGTTCCTTGATTGTCTGCATCAAGTGCTCTTAATAATTCACTTTCATATCTTCGTTCTAATTCTTGACTCATTTCTGGTGAATATTTTAAACTTAAATAATAAGCTAGTCCTGACATCATACAAGGATAGAATCTATTTACTACATCAGATGTATTATTATAAGCACCAACATCTTGAATTTTAGATAAATAATAAAAACAAAATTGAAAACTACTTGGTGTAGTTGTGCTTGATACACTTGAACTTGGTGTAGCATATAAAAAAATACTTGGATTTAATTTTCTTCTACATAGTATTGTGAAGGAGTACCTTTAGTTAATTTATTTGGTGTTTGTGAATATTGTGATCTACTAATTTGTGTTAATGCAACATCTTGTGGGTGCTGTTGTAGTAGAATTATTTCTATAATAAGCTTCTAATACAGTGAATCAATATCTTGTGGAAAATTAACTGAATCACTTGCAAAACTATATTCTGCTTGACCTTCTACTAAAGGTACTTTAGCTAATTTTACTTTCCATAAATGAACACCTCTATTACCCCATTCTTGAAACATTATATTTAATGATCTTCTTGCAGATCTTAATTGATAACCTGTTCTAGTTCCTCTTACACCAGTTCTCTCAAAAGCTTCTTCTATAATTTCATCTATTTGTGGATTAAATTCTGTATTCTGAAGTTGGTGAAATAGTTTGAGCAGTATTACCCATACCACTATGAGCAGTACAATAATAAAATAATAGTGGAGCGCCTGTAGTTCTAACTGGTGCAACATTAAAAGTTGTTTTTGCTCCTGCACTTCCAGGTGTTCCAGTTGAGGTTACACCTGTAGTGTAAGCTGTACCTGCTGGTGTTGCGTGTGTACCATTATCTGTAGTTGAAAAAGCTATTTGGTGTGTACCACCTTTGTTACTTATCGGATTGATCAAAGATATAAGTATTACCTTCTTGTAAATAAAGGACAACGTTGGCCTCTCCGTTAATATAATATTTATTACCGGTACCGTATTTGTTAGTCCCCGTTGCTACGGTTACTGTGTAAGTTATTGTAGCCACAATTTAATCCTACGTAAATGTTATAGTAACACCAGGTGTTGCAGTTAAATCTAAATAAACTCCTTCATCAAATAAAATTCCTGAACCAGGAACATAAAAATCTATTCCTTCAGTTCCAAATTTAAATGTAGCTATTACAGTTCCTGCAGCTCCACCACTTTTAAAAATTATACTAGAACTTGCAGCACCTTCAGCTTGAATGCCAGTTATTCTAGCTCTTTGTGTTGTAGGAACCATTTGTCCATCTGCTGTAGCGTGGCTACTAGTTGATCACTTGAGTATGATGCCATTTGTTTCTCCTTAAATTTTGTGTGGGCCGAAGCCCACACTTAATTAATTAATTACGCTGACTCTTGGCCGTCATCAATAATGTGATACCAAATATAACCTTCAGCAGAACCTGCACCACCGGCACCTGTTCCTGTGATTTGTATTTTAGCTTGTTCAGTAGCACTAAAGATTGTACCAATTGATACGCCTTGTTTATTGTTAGCTGCACCACTTGCACCTGGGAATGAAAACCCTGGGAAGTATGTTCCGATTGCAGCGTTAGTAGTTGCTCCGCCATCTACTAAAGCATCAGCATCTAAAACTCCTGCAACTACACCTACTAAACCTAAATCAAAAGTATTAGCTGCACCTGCGTTTGTGCAAGTTACTTGTACTTTAGATATTAAAGCGTTTTTTGGGATTAAAACATCAGTTAAGTTAGTTGAAGATTTTGTAGCACTTCTAACGCCCGCTGTTTGAAAATCAGCGATGTGAAATTGTGCACATACTTCTACTGAACCAGCAACTGAAGTTCTGTTACCGTCTCCGTTTTGTCTTACATTTCCTGTAAATGTTGTGTTTGCCATTTTATATTCCTCCTAGAATACGTAAATATAATTACCTAGGGTATATCGACTATACGCGTTTATATTTACTATTTGTATTAATGTATAGTGACTAGTTTATATATTAATTTTGAGTAGAGCGCAAGAGAGCCTGTAATGTGAAATGATTTTTCAACGATGTAGCTTTTGTATTAAGTAGCTACAGAAACTTGTGGAGCAGCGCCTTCAACGCTATTCTGCCTGTGGGCAATAGCTGCTTCTTCCAGCTTGATCTTTGTAATGACTTCTTTTACTTTGTCATCAATTCTGACCATTTCAAGAGTGTATCTATTATTAGATAGATGCTCCTGTTCCCACTTCAACTCCAAGGACCTTTTTGCTTTGTATAGGTCTTGTATCATAATAACCTCCTCATAGGTTATTCGTTTATTTGGGAAAACATTCCCGTTCTTTCCCAGATAATATCATTTTTCCCTAGTTTGTCAACTATTGATTTTCTAATGAGGTTGGATTATCTTCTGCTTCTACTTCAAATTTTCCGTGGTAGATCATAAGCCCATATATTTACTAGGAATTTAGTCATTTTCTCACCTTATTTAAAAAAAGGGGCCGAATTGTGTCGGCCCCTAAATTTTATTGATTACGTTGCGTTTGAACCAAAGATACCTCTTGGATCAGAAAATCCAAATACATATCTTTCTCTCGCTTTGTATCTAACGTTGCCTGTATCAAAGTCACCTTCCATAGAAGTTTTGATAGGTGATCTATTGAAATGCTTAAGACCATTAGGCACATCAGTTTTAATGAAGAACTTCTTCGCAGCAGTTAAGTAGTTATTTACTACATATCCACCAGAGATCATTCCCATATTTCTGATTGCGTTAATGTCGTTATCAGCAGTACCTGTTCTACCAGCAGAATTCATAAGTCTGTCAGCAGTAAATTGAAGAGCTGAAGGAATTATTAATTTAACTCCTTGCGCCGCAATTTTTAGGCCTCTTTCATCAGTGAAAGCCGCGATGTCAATCAACGACTGTTCTAATGAAGTTTCATTAAGTTCAGCAGCTGTTGCTAATTCATTTGAAAAGTACCTGCTAATGTTGGGTGGTCAGCAGCGCAAAGCTCCTTACCATCTCCACCAGCAAAATTACTATCAAATGCATTGTTAAGTACCGCTGCACCTTTGATATTTTTAGTAGACGCCATAGATCTTGCTAAAGCTTTTGTATATCTAGACGCAAGTCTGTCATACAAGTTATCTTCGATAGCTTCTTCTGTGATAGCGAATGCTAATGCAATCGTTTCGTTAGTGTAACGAGCTGTAAAAGTTTCTTGCGCTTGGTCGAACTGAACGCCTTGGCCTTCAGCTTTAACTGCTGCGTTTGCGAAACCAGCTAACATCACTTCCTCTTCGAAAGCTCTGTCTGATGATTCAGTGTCAAAAATCTCTGTCCACTGCTCGCCGTATTGTTTGTATTCCAAGCCGAATAGTGCATTCAAACCTGGCTCTAGTTCTTTAACTAGTTGTGCTCTTGATATTGCCATATCTATATGCTCCTATTAGTTAGAAATAGATGCTGCTGGCGAAATTTGAACTATTTGGTTCGAATTAAGCACTGATGCATCATTGTTTGCCGGATCGTTTGCCGTTCTTACAATTCTAAACATTGAAGTAGCTGCTGTTCCAGTAATATCTAATTTTACTGTAGATTGTCCCTCGTATTGAGTTCCAGTTGTAGCTCCATCAGTTGGATTGAATGTATGAAGAAGGTTTGCTTGAGTTACCGCTGCATCCGCTTTGCAAGTATATTCTTGCATAGGGTTGTCGTTAACTAAACCGATTCCGTCATCTGATCCAGTATTGTAGTCCTTTGCGAACGTAGTACTAGCCAAGATGTGGTTTGCGAAAGTAGGTTTTTTCGTAGAAGCGTTTATGTAAAATGCTCCGTTGAAAACACCTATGATAGGTTGGATGTTAGATGTTCCAGTTGACCAACCTGCTCCACCAGCTATACCATCGTCCATAGTAGCCGCTGTAGTATCTTGTAGATACCCATCGTCACCTGCCGTATGCTGATGTGAAACAGGATTGTTTTGAAAAATCCCAACACCTAAACCTGATTTGATTTTGTATTCAGCCTGACCGCCTGTAGCAGGAGTTGATCCTACTGTAGGGGCTTGTCTAAATCCAAAACCTTCTGTTTGGTTTGCTGCCATTGTTGTTTCCTTTTTTATGTATTTGGCTACATAGCCAAATACGGATTAATTTATTTTGTTGGGACTAGAAATTGTTAAAAGACTATTTCTTTGTACCACCAAAAGTTACACGAGTATTAGATTCATTACTGAATTTCATACTTGGGTGCTGTTCCTTCATAAGATTGTTCTCTACTGCTTCTTCTTTAGCCTCGTTTTGCTTTTTATAATAAGCATCGATTTGAAGCGCAATCTCTTCGGGTATCCTAGCCAGCAATAGGCCTCCCACTCCAATAACTCCAGCGTATCTGCCTTCTGTCATCTCTGGATATTGTGAGTCTGGATATTCATCGGCTCTCACCAATTCCCATCCTTCTCTCAAAGATGATGCTACATTTTTAGCATCTGATTGTCCGAGTATCTCGGCACGTATCCATTGATGTCTGTATCCAGTTGGCGCTGGTGGTGCATCAAGTGAGTTGGGTGGAGTCCAAACTTTTTTGACTTCTATTTTGTCTCTAGTTTGACTCGCACGTGAAGTTTTTATTTTATCATTTTCCATATTTATGCTCCTTCCGTGATTTTTACTTGTTTTGCATATTCTTCTAGCGGCACACCTAATCTTTTAGCAATTGCTACCTGTGATGGCGTGAGTCTCACAGTTTTTTTGCGTCCTGTTGAGGCTGAACGTTTAGCCGAAGCTACATTCTGAACCGGTTTGGCTCTTTCTGTAGTAGTGTCCTCTACCTTATCAAATTTATGCGGAAATTCAAGTCTTATTCTTTTATCAACTTCTGCATAATATTCTTTAGATTTAGGATCAAAACCTTCTTTTTCTACAAGTGTTTTATGTATATCAAACGCTGTATAAGTCATTGCTGAATCATTACCAAACCAAGCATTTTCTAGACTGCCCAATCTTCTGCCATAGGGTCTGATTGCTGGTTGTCTTGTTTGTTGAGGTGTTATATTTACCTCTTTTGGTTCTGGTTTAGCTTGTTCTGCAACTTTCATAGCATTTAATCTTGCACCATCCATAGTTAGATTAGCAATTTGTTCTTGAGCTGCAATTTGAGCTTCAACATCTTGAGATTCAATAGCATTTTTAAGAGCTGTCTTGCTGCTGTCATATTTGTTTTAACTCTTGTTTCAAACTCTGAAGTATAAGATTTATCTAATTTAGATAATCTTCCTTCTAACTCACTTTTTTGTTTGTTAGTTGCTTCTGCAAATGCAATAGCTTCTTCTTTTTGTCTTTCAGCTTCTCGCATTTTACGAGTTAGTTTAGCAATACGTTTTTGAACTCCTTCACTATATTCTTTTAACTTCATCTTTTTTTTCAAGTTTAGTTTCTCTTTCGTTTTCAAAAGATTTATCTTCTGGAACTTCTTCTACTTCTATTTTTCTTCAGCAGGTGCTTCAACTTTTTCGGGTTCACCTTTATCATCTAAATTAATTTCAGCTCCTTCTTCTTCACCGACATCAATTAGATTATTCTACTTTGTTTTCGTTTTCTGTTGGCATAGTTTCCTTCCTATGTTGTTAAATGTAATGAAGAACTGATTCAGGATCACCTATGGTCCCTAACACTTCATCATCGTTTAGTATTCGCACTTCTCCACCTTCAATCGGTAAACGTGCACCAGCATATCTGGCAAACATTACCCAATCTCCTACTTTACACCACGGCTTATTAAATTTATCTTTGTCCGCGTATGCAAGATCTCCCATTTTTAAAACATAACCACAAGTAGTTGCGATTCTAGCTTTGTCTAATTGTTCTTGAGAGAATAAAATTCCACCTTTAGTTTTTTCTTTTGGTGTAAAAGGTAAAACTAAAATTCTGTAGCCAACCGGTTCTGGTAACTGGTCTTCTACATCTTTAATATTGTTTTGGTCTAATCTAATTGCGTGAGACTCTTCTTTTTTTTCTGCTTCGTATTTATCTTGAAGACCAAGTTTAATTTTTGGTACTTCCTTTTCCGAGGTCGATAACGTTTCCTTGCTCATTTTTTTGCTCCTTTGGTTCTAGCAGGTTAGAGATTTCCTGTATTATTATTTGATAAGCGTGTGCTTGTCCTAGCATATACTTATATTTTTCCATACTGTCAACCCCACCAGTAATCATACTGTCTCCAATTTGTTGTAAGTAGCGTTGATTCTTTTTTTAAGTTTATCTACTAATAATAATCTTCCATTATTTCTTCCTCTTCTTTGTTTTTTTTATTTTACCACCATATTTTTTAGTCCACTTTTTAGCTATAGCAGGTTCGTTTTTATATAGATAACGTCTTTGTTTTTCTGATTTAAAAGGCATCTGTTATAATTTAAATTGTTGCAACACTTTTATTTTCTCTTCTGCGCTGCAATCTTTTCTATTAGTTTATCTACTTCATCTATATGTTGTGGATGTTCTCCAATACCTACAGAATTTTCCAAGTAAATTTTAAGTGTAGCATCAGCCTCTAGAATTTGAGCTTCGTATCTAGCTTCAATGCATCTATTATTGCTGTTCTCATTTTCTTTTCCTTCTCTTGTTTAAAAGTTTGACTCGTGTATGCCAACACCATTCAGTCATTTTAATAACATAGGTCTCTACAAATGCAATAGCATCATCAAGTTTTCCAAAAAATGTATATAAAAATTTATCTAGCATTTCCATCGCTTACGTGCCTGTCGAAGTCTCGAATTTGGATTGGCCGCAGCTTTAGGAAATTTTTTCATTTGTCCTGCACTTCTTGCGCAGTATGATTTTCGCCTTTTAGCGGCAGCGGACCCTTTTTTAACTTTACCAGTCACAGCTGTTTTTAATTTAGAACCGGGATTTTTTCTTCTATAGGAAGCGACACCGGCTCGTGTCATTCCTGCTCCAGATTTTGTAGATCTGAAATTCTTTTTATTTCTTGCAGGCATATTATCCTGTTTTCTCATTACAACATTCCTTTGTAATATTTTTTTAAACTTGGATTACCAACTTGTACTCCACCTAAACTTCCAGAAATATAACTACCATCATAATTTCTTTGAGCTTGTTTAATCATACCACCATCTTTTTTCTTAACAAAAGTTTTTACGTTTGTAGGTTTGCCGCCTGGATTACCGGCTGCTCGTTTTCGTTTGACAGCAGAGGCCTTTTCGCCTTTTGTCATCCGTGTGGCTTTCGCAAGTGGGACGCATTTCGGGTATTTTCTTTTTGAACCTGTTGATGATTTTCTTCCACAAGGTTGATATTTGCCATCCTTCTTGGGAGCTCCAATGTCCACCCATTTCTCGTTTACCCATTTTTTAAATCTCCCATTAGGCAATCTTTGTTTTCTTTCTTCGGTCTGACATTACTTTGCCACAACCTCTTGCAATGAAACCACCATCCTTTGCACTAGCTCTAACTTTGCCCTTACATACTTTTGAAGCATACATATTTGCGTAAGCCGAAGGGTATACCTTAAACTTACGTTTTGCTGCTGCTTTTCCTTTAGGACAAAGTTTAGCCATTATCTAACTTTTCCGCCTTTTTTCATAAAGCCCATTTTATTTCGGACTTGTTTAGGAAGTTTTTTTAGACCTTTACCTTTTTTACCTGCTGGTACTTTTTTTAAGTTTTTTCTCATTACTTATTTATCTTTCCAGATTTTTTAGCTTTAGAACCAAACTTACCATAAGAATCATCTCTTGAAGCTTTTAATTGCTTTTTAGTTCTTTTCTTTTTGATTCTCATTGCAATAGATTCATCTTTTCTATCTTTGTATCCCTGTTTTTTCTTTTTAACAGATCCACCTTTTTTGTACATAGCTCCACCTTTCATACCCATATCATCTTTGTAGTAGCCAGTCTGCCATATCTTTTCTTCTAGTAGACATTCCACCACCCATTTTTTTTACTCTGCCACCAACCTTCATTCCTCTAGGTTCAGCAACTTGTTTGTTAAATCTTGGATTTGCCATTATTTTTTTCCTCCGTTGTTTCTAAAAATTTGTGTACCCTTTATACCATAAATGCTCGCAACGACAAGGATCCACAAATTTGTAAACCAGCTCGGGAGTGCCGCGAAATGTTCGAAGAACACGTTCACTTTCTCCATAGCTGATGGATCGTCACTTACAACTGCCCAGGCCAAAATCGCGATTGGCGCCGAGAGAATTATCAAAACTGCCTCGTCCTTCCAATCTGCTTGACGGGCTTCTAAAAGTTTTCCTTGGTAAGCTTCCTTACCTTCGGCCATACGAGATGCGTGCATAAGCTGTGCATCTGACATAGCCATTTTCGTTTCTGCTTGTTAGCATAAATTTTACTTCCAGCAGAAACGGCTAATTTAATTGCCGATAACCACATATTAGTACCAAGTAGCTTTTACAGGTTTTTTATCAGGTCTCATTCTTCTTGTACCTCTAACGTCAACCGTTTGTGATGTAAACGGATCAGTCATTTCTACAGGAATCCCACCTTGTTGCTCACCTTTTGAGTTTGCACCAAGTTCAGGAACAACTTTTACGTTGTCTCGACCTTTGTTTATTTTTTTAACCATAGTTTTCTCCTTAATTTGATTTATATCTATTTTTTTTTAAAATTTCTACCGAAATCGTGAATCTTACTTTGATCAGCCATTGTTTGTTTAGCAAAGAGACTCCTGCACGTAATCCAGCTAGGTCTTCATTCTGTTCTAGCTTTTCATCGTGTTGTTGGTCATTCATCATCGCTCTCATAGTGTCTAAATCCAATCTTGCTTCTCTTATTCATAGCTTGTTCTTGATCGTTTTTAGCTTTTATGTCTAATTCACGTGATTTTAGTTTTAATAATGGGTCACCACCTACTTCACCACTAATTTTTTCTTCTTCTTTAGCGTAATCTTCATCATTTCTGCAATTAACTTCGCTTTTCTAGATTCAATAGCGTTTGTTATCTGTTGAACACGTTGTTGCATCTGCATTGCTTGTGGATTTTGCATCATACCTTGTGCCATTGCAGGATTTTGCATCCCATTGGTTGCATTTGTTGTTGAATCATTTGTAATTCTTGTATTTCTTCTACAAATTCTATTTGAATTTGTTCTTGTGCCATTAATGAAATGTGTTCAAGTATATTTTTTTGCAAACTCATCATTGCTGCAGGATTATTTTGCACCATAGAGATAGACATAAAAGTTTAAATGAGCATCAATGTGTGCTTTGTGGTCTTGTCCTGGAAAAGCTTGAAATGGTTTTTGTGACATTGCCATAATATTTTCTAATGCAGGGTCCATTGGTTGTGGTGGAGCAGGTGGAGGTAAGATTGCATTTACATTTTTCACACCCAGCGCATCATACATAGATCTATACGCTTGATATATATTATGCATACGAGGATTTGATTGCGCTAGTTGTAATTGACTTTGTGCGATAGATATTCTTTGCGTCTGTGAGAAGATGTTTGGATCTGCTACAGGTAATATATCTATTCTGTCATCAAAGTCTTGTACTTTAATTTCTCGTCTTGCACCTGGTACATCGTAAGGATAAACCGGTGGTAAATATGTTTTAAATACTTCTGCTAATAATTTAAATTCTTGTTTAAACCTACATATAATCTTTTGTGAATTGCAGACATAACTCTGAGCCACGTTCTAATAAGTGCAACTGTAGTTCCAACTGCAGCTTGTTGATTCATATCACCAACTTGCATATCAGAAATTGCTGCAAATCTTTGACCTGCAGAAACTACAACACCCATTAATTGTAAAAGAGTTTGATCTGGTCCTTTAAAAGGTAAAGTCATAAACTGATCTTTAATGTTTCCACCAGGAGCATCTACATCTCTAAACTCTCCAGGTTGTAATGGTTGTGCATCATCTCTAACTCTAATACCACGTGATTTAAAACCTGCTGGTAAGTTTGCTAAAGTTCCAGCATCAAGAAGTTGTCTTAATGCAGCTGTTGCAGTTCTAGTTAAACCACCAATCATATGAATTAAACCAAAACCATAAAAACCAGTTCCTGGTAAAAATTTAAATTGTACAAAGTAATTTATTTTTTTTTTAATGGATCTTTGTTTGTAGTTTCTTCTAATAGATAAAACTTTATTACCTGCTTGAGATACAGTTACAACATAAGGAAGTTTAATTCCTGTAGGCTCACCATCATCTCCATATCTTCATAACCTTCTAAATCTAAATTAGTATGAACTTCATACAAAGTGTATTGATCTTCTTGGCCATCTTTAGCAATTCCTTCAAGTTCTAATTTTTTATCTTGTAATTGATTTTCTGTAACAGGTGGTCTCCTAATTCTATGTCTCTATAAAATCCTTTACTTGTTGTTTTCTTAAATCATTTTCAGAAATTTTAATTACGTGAATAATTGCTTCTGCATCTTCTAATGACTGTTTGCAGAGTACGGAACAATTAAATCATCTGCAGGTACAAATTTTGATACGGCTCTACCTAAAAGATCATCATAGTAGACTTTCTTAAAAGTAGAACCGGATAGAGGGAGGTAAAAAAGCATTTGATCAAACTCGGGTTCGTATTCTTTCATTTGATCCATAATTTGATAATTCATAAAATCTTTAACACGTTTAGATTGCTCTTCTTTAGCAACATCAACTGCTCCCAAAATTTGAGTTCTAACCGGACCATCAGCTGGTAATAATTCTTTGTAAGCTTGCGCTTGAAATTGTGTAACCGCTTCAGCAAGTACAGGGTGGTTAACACCTGATGCACCTCTGAAAGGTTCTGTTCTTCTTTCGTATTTAAATCCTAAAAGATCTAAACCGTTTCTGTAAGTATCTTCCCAATCACCACGAGATTCTTTGTACTCATTGTAGTGATCAACCATTTTAGCACCTAATGGTTCTAAAACTTCATCTCCTAAAAAATCTGCTAGATTTTCAAAATGATCTTCACCACCTTCTCCGGATACAGCTTTAGGATCAAATGCAATCTCTGCACCACCTTCTTCATTGCATATACATCTGGATTAGCTGCTCTTGCTCTTTCTGCTACTTCTCTTGTTGTCTTTCCATTTCTCTACCCATTTCAGCAATAGCTGCATCTAATTTTGCTTGTTGAAATTTTGATAAGGTTTTTGTAATTGCACGGTTTCTCATTCTTTCAATATAATTTCCTAACTGTTCTTCATAATCATTGGTTCCAAAACCAGATACAACATTTTGACCTTCAAGAACTGAACCAGGTCCATACTTTGCTAAACCAGAATTTGGATCTCGACCTATCATCATTTGATCATCAGTCAAATTTTAAATTACCAGACGTTCCTGTTATTTTAGTTCCTGTTTGTCCTTCAAGAAAATCCATTTGTTTTTGAAGGTTAGGATTATAGTTTGTTGCACCAGGGTTTAATGGATTTCTCTTTTGCATTAGAGCCATCATAGGAGTAATTGCAAAATTTTTAAATTTAGTTGCGCCTGATGTAATTCCTTCTCCAATTTTAGAACCAGAAAATTTATCTATTAAATTGCCACCCATAGTTTTAAAATTATCTATAGTGTTGCCAATAAAACCTTTATCTGTTTTTATGTCAAATATATCTGGGTTCATAGAAACTATTTCTTCGGTTGTATATTTATTTAAATTAGGGTTTTGAGTTATCATTTGATTAGCTATTTTTTCATTTAATGGATCTATAAAAGTTTTATCATTACGATTGATACCTATTGGAGCATTTAAATTAAATTTACTTTTATTTTTTAATGGATTTAGTAATGCTTGTTCTAATTTAGATCCAGATGGATTTGCGTTTTGATTTATAACATCTTGAACTGTTGTAACTTGATTGTTAGTATTGTTATCTACACCATATAAACCTTGTTCCGATAATGCATCAGCGATTTGTTGATCTGTAAAATCATAACTCTTCATCGAATTGTAAATAGATAAAGCTTGTCCGGTTAGCGGATCGCCGCCCATAAACAATCCGACTCGACCGCCTGATGCTAGACCAAATTTATAAGGTTGATTAAAATATGATTTAAATATATTTTCTCTTTCATTTGATACAGGACCATCTGGACCCTGCTCATCATAATAACCATAATTACCGGATGGAAGTTCAATACGAGGATCTCCATATTTATAAGTATAAAAATCTTGTAAATAATTATATAAATCACCTCCTTGATAATTTTGTGATAAATCAGGAGAAAAAGATCTTCTTTGTGCTTCTATAAATGAATAAATATCATTAATGTCTGATGGTATATCTTTACCATATTTTAAACCTCTATCTGATGTTAAAAATCCTTTAACACCTTTTTCTATATTCCCTAATGCTGTTTCTCCTATAAAGTCTGGATTGTTTGGATCTGGACCTACAGGAGTTTGTATATCCTTATATCTTTCAAACAAACTTAAAAGATTATTTGAAGTCGAAGGCCCTGCAACATCTGCCATAGTTGGTCTATCTGTACTAGCATCAGGTGTCGGGGTTGCTGCTTTTTGGTTTATAATACTTTCATATTGTGTTTTTAAATCATCTGAAATTAATCCAGTGCCGCCTTGTACATTTCTAAAAACATCTCCAGGTATATCAAAAGGACTTTGATTACCTTTTAAAGATTGAACTATATTGTATCCAGTGCTTCCAATTAAATTTCCAATTCCTCCCAACACAGGATTTCCAGCTCCCATTGTTTGAGCAACATCAAAACCACCTAATCTATTATAATCTGCACGAGAAAGTTCCCCTCTAGTAACAGCATTTTTTAATAATTGATTATTATCAAAATGTCTTTGAGTGTCTAGAAAACCAAGATTCTTAAAAGGATTTTGTCTTCGAGCGTTTTGACCATATTCTCCAATTGCTACAGCTTTTTGTAAATCAGTTCCTGCACCTACTTTGTCTAAAGCATTTGTAAAATCTTGAGTTGTTGCTCTTGCATCATAAGGTGTTCCACCTGTGTTAAAATTTTTTCTTGGTTTCTTTTCTTCGAATAGAACTTCATGTCTAAAACGCATTATCGCTTGTGTTGTACTGTCCACCAAATCGTCATTATCTCCATACGGAAATGATGCACATTCTTCTATAACCTCTTCTGCGAATTCTTCGTCAGGCGCCCAAATCATCCCCGACTCAAACATCGGAGACACAGCGTTTACTCTAGAATGTTTATCTTGTCCTTTACTAGGTGTGAAATTTATAACAGGTATCCCCATTTTTCGCAACTCATAAGTTAGTGGCATTCCAGATGCTTTAGACTTCAATAATAACTGTATCAGGTTTCCAATATCTATATTGTTCTAATGCTTCTTTACGAAGTTCTGGAAACTCTAGTCGTTCTTTAAATGCATCTAATAATATTAAATTAGGCAGCTTCTCCTGATCTTCGTTTGGATGAAATACTCCCCAGGTAGTAATTGCAGAATAGTCTGCTGTTTCTTTTTTAAAAATGCTGTATCATAACTTTGAATGATATGTTGTAATGGTGGATATATCCTTTGTCCCAAACTTTCCACCACTCACGTTTAATTATGATCCTTCTTCAGCTGTTGGGTTTTGCATCCACTGCGCGTTCCACTTACCAATACTAATAGAAGCTTTGACACCTTCTAGTTCATCTTTCTTCCAATACTCTGGCCATACAGGTTTATTACTGATGGTAGGATTGCTGGAAACTCTATGACTTCCCATTGATCTGCTTTCAAATTTTTTTGTGTTCTTTAATAAGTTTTGAAGTTAGATCTTTCATATTCCATCTTGTCATAACAATACAATCGCTCCACCTGGTTGTAAACGTTGACGTGGTCCTGATGTATACCATTCATAAGCACGCTCCAGCGCTTCGGGATTCATTGCGTCTTGCTCCGAGTGTGGGTCATCAATAATAAGTAAATCCGCACCACGGCCCGTGATCGCTGAACCAACACCGGCTGCGTAATATTCACCGCCTTGTTCAGTTTCCCATTTACCCGCGGCTTGCGAATCTTCTCGTAGTCTTGTTTCAAAAACTTTTTTGTATTCGGGGAATCCATTAAGGTTTTAGCTTTACGACCGAATCGTATCGCGAGTTCAGTTGTGTGGGTTGATTGAATAATTTTTAAATTAGGTTTACGACCTACCATCCACGCAGGAAGTAAGAAAGATGCAAACTCAGACTTTCGTATGTCGCGGTGGCATATTGATAATTAGTCTTTTTATTTTACCATTTGCAAGTTTATTAAACTTGTCTGCAATTTCTTTGTGATGGTCTACCTTCAATAAACTCTGGCCAAACGTGTTTAACAAAAGTTAAAAAATCAAGGGAATCAAATGTGGATTACAAAAGACGCAATTGATTTAGGTTCGGACATTTTAAGAAATATTGTATTTCACGAAATTGCTCACGCAGTTTACGGAACTCAACACGATGAGAGTTGCCCGTTGATGTGTTCAGCATTGAATGAAGATGCAGTATTGAACAAAGAAGATTGCTTGAAGCATCTTCTTAAATATCAACCTAGCGAAGAAAATTCTTCGCTAGAGGGATTTGATCTGATTGATCATTTAGAACGAAGACAACTTTTAGAGGAGCAGTTTTAATGAATCTAATCGTAGAAAAAAAGAATGTGTACGGGGTAGAGCGTGTCTACCCCGTTTGCAATAAGGCAAAGTTATTTGCTAGAATTTCTGGCAATAAAACTTTACTTGATGAAGATAGAAAGTTGATCGCGGAACTTGGTTACACTTTCTCAACCAAAGCAGAGGAGATAAAATGAAGATCAATCATAAAATAGTTGCCGAATCATCTTGGAGTTAAGTTGAGAGGCAATGAAACTTTTACAGAACTTCTAGAAATAGAAAAGCAAGTAAAAGAAAATAAGGAACGAGAGGAGAAAAAAAATGAAGAAACCAATACCGACATTTAACATTCAGCTTACTGATATGTTTAATGACCGTAAGAACCCAAAGAAACACCAAGAGAAGTTTAAGAGGTGGTTATTGGATAAGACGGAACGAGAAGAGCGAGAGGCAAACATTCAGCGAGTTGATGCCCAAGTTAAGGGGGTAAAAAAATGGTAACTAAAAAAGACTTTAACAAAATAGCAGAAATAATTGAACGAAATACTCCACAAGGAACGTTTGTTATAGCTGATGATTTGATTAAAGATTTAGCTGATTACTTTGAAAGTATAAATCCAAACTTTCATAGAGGCAAATTTATTCACGCTTGTCATAATGATATGACTAGAAAATATAACGTGAATATAAAAGCAAGTTAACCACCAACCCCGCTCCGAGATAATCGGAGCGGGGATTTTTTTTTCTAGGGAGGGTGGGCCCGTAGGTCACAAGCACAACCTGTACGCGAATCGCGAGCCTTATTTTTTATATAGGGTGGGTGGGCCCGAAGGTCACGAGCACAACTTCAGGTTGCGTGCGTCAATATGCGTGGGAATATGTGGGAATAATACTTGACCTACTATATATGGTATATGCAGAAATTACATACAATCAGCGGTTGACTGATCGCGGGGCGCGCAACGGGGCGCGCGGTTAATTGTTTTTAATTCCGATTAATTTATTTTGTATAAGGGCCCAATCATTAACGGCTAGCGGTTTAACTTCTCTATGATCTAATAGTAGCCCTTCAATAGATTTACTTTCATAAAGTTTTATGGATGAGGGAAGGCGGGGCGGGGCGTGATGTATTAACAAAAAATTACGCTTTGATTTTTGGGTATGGAATAGTATTTGATGAGGGGAAAATCTAACTTTATTTGTGGTAGTATACTTTTAACTCAATCATAAAAAACCCGCATAAATTATTATAACTTAAACAATCGGGGACGCCCAAATTGATATAAGTTTCAATTCTCGTATGTTGAATTAAAGGGGTATTTTTTTTAAGATTTTGATATAGTTTTTTTTCGGGTTTCACCGTACACTTGCATATACGGTGACCCCTTGAAGTCAATATTTATGCGACTTCTTCTGTTAATAATAGCGGGCTTTCATACCTTACTATTGAAAATTATCAATTTTTATTGTCATTGATTAATTGATAGCCCCGCAATTTATCATTCAAGCATTTTGTCAATATCATTGCTACTTTCAATGATATCATACGAGTTTTCAATACTATCATAATGACGTTCTTTTAATATTAAGTATATCATAATTATTATATCCATATTAATTGTATTGTTTATTTTCTAATTGAAGCGCTTTGTTTTATTCCAAACAATGCCCAACACCGTTTAATACTTTCTCAAGTACAATGTTTAATTGCTCGGGTACACCACACTCAAAAACTGAATTGATCGCGCTTTGTTTATACAATTTCAGTTCTTTAACTTTTTTGCCTTCGGGTGTTTTTTCGGCCTCGATTTCGGCCAAATATTGCGCCCATTCTCTTAATTGATCTCGGCAATCGGACGGGTTCTATACCCTTTATTATAAGACCCGTGAATAATAACTGTCACTATCGATTTTTATAAATTTATAACTCAATTTGTCTTTTAGTTCGGGGTCTTTTATTTTACCAAAAAAAGTTTGGGCTTTACGTTGTTTTATTTCTAATTGCTCGATTGCTTGCTCGAGTTCTTTTATTACAACATCGGCTTTTATTTTTTTAGCAAGTTTTAATTCAGCGCTTTCAGTAAGATCAGCAACTATTGATTTCACGCTTAATTGGGCTTGATCTATAAGCGGGTCAATTTCATTATTGATACGCTTTTTTAAATGCTCCAACTGATATTTAGTCGGATATGTTGATTTAGTCATTTTTAACACCTCCATATTTTTTATTTATTTTAAGTATTGACATTATGGGAATTTATACTTATTTATATGAATTATGTCAAATGAAAATAATCAAATGCCCGAAATAAGTTGTAAAACCTCAAATTAAACCAAAAAGACCCAAAAAAGACAATTCAAAAAAAGGGGATATATTTCAAAATTGTAGATGTTGCGGGGAATATATAAGGGGGGATTTTAGAAGTAATCTTGACGGCCGTTATTGTCAAGATTGCTTATAATTATGAAATTATATAAATCAAAAAAATTATTAAATATAGATAACAACCCAAAAACCGTTAAGGGTCAATCTCAAAAAGTTATGACGGCTATTTTATATTTTGCGCCCGCTAAAATAAGCGGGTTTAATTTGCCCGTTTGCGGATGATTGCGCCTTAACTTGTTTAAATACAGCGGGGCGGGGTCAAATGAATTCAGTGTGCAATTAGGCCGTATTAATAAAACGCGATGGTATTTTTTAGAGCGTCATACATTTATGGCCCAATTACATAAAGAAATTAAAAGACATATTAACCGTTGTAAAATTAAAGGGTTTAAACCCGCTTTTAGAATTAACGGGATGAGTGACTTGAAAATAGAAAATATGGGTTTGATTGAAACATACCCAACGGCTCAATGGTACGATTACACAAAAAACCCGATAAGGATGAAAAAATTTATAGCGGGTAAGTTTCCGCCCAATTATCATTTAACGTTTTCATTAGGGTCAAGCAATAAATCGGACGCTAAAGAAATTTTAAAATTAGGCGGGAATGTTGCCGTTGTATTTAGAAATAAAAAATTACCTAAAAAATTTATGGGTCATAAAGTTTTTAATGCTGATAAAACTGATTTAAGATTTAAAGACCCAAAAAACATAATCGCGGGCTTATATGCTAAAGGTAAAGCGCGATATGATGATACGGGATTTGTGCAAGATGTTTAAATATTGCATAAATAGAGGTCGATTTGTGAGCGTGTACGCCTCTATAAAGAGTGACGCCAAGACGGGCGCGAGCGAGCGCAAGCGCCCGTTTAAGTTAACAAGCGAGCGAGCGAGCGAGCAGAAGGGATAATATGAAAAATTATTTAGTAAAGTTTGAATGTCAAATTGGAGAGTATCAACACATAGACTATATGCTTTTTAATAAGAAAAAAAGTGAATGGGGATATTGCAAAGAATTTTGGGGTATCACTAAAAAAGATGAGTTAAAAGAAAATTGTTTTTGGGATGATTGGATGCAGAACGCTATCAAGGTTTATTCTGAAACAGAAATAACAAACAAGCAAGTAAAAACATTAAAAGAGTTAGGAGTGATATATTAATATGAACGAAGGACTAGAAAACATAAAACAAATAGATGATTTAGAAAATAAAGTTAAAACATTATCGCATCATTTAGCAAATATGTGTTGTCAAGCAGATGAAGACACGCCAAGCGAGTATAGAACTGAACATTTTAGATCGACTATGGATGATGCATACGAGTATTTAAGAAAAATAAATTATTTTAAAAAATGAAAACATATAAAGTTATAGGTGGCTTTACAGTCTACGAGCAGTATCAAATAAACGTACAGGCTAAAGATAGTAAAGATGCAATTAAAAAAGCAGAAAAAATAGGAATTTCACATTGGGATGAATTGCAAAATTCAAATGATGATAGTGGTTTTGTAATTGATGATGTATGGGAGGATGAGTAATGATATTAGATGATGAATACATAACTAGAGATATGCTAACAAAAGATAGTTATGAAGGTAATAATTTTGCAGAAGGTAATGTAGTTAAGTATGATCTACAAAATGGTAAAATAAATGTTATTTGTTTTTGTAGTGATGAGAGTGTAGCTAAAGGAATTGCAGAAGGTTTAAACTTATTAGATAATTTAGAGGCAGATGGAATTGAGGTAAAAAAATGACACAACGCTATGAAGTACAAACTAAATTTATTTATGGCTTTGAGAATGTATGGCGTACAATGACACAACGAGATGAAGGACACAATTATAGAGATAGTAAGAATAGGGCTATGGAGTACGAGCGCAAGCAGAAGTATGAGGCAATCATTGATATGGTTATAAGGTGGTTGGATTCAAATATAGATGACAACCTGATCAGTGAATGCAATTGTTTTAGTTAAAACTAGAAATATGACTTAAAAGAAAAAATACTTACATAATTTAGCATTAGACCCAAGCACAACCAAAAGAGAAATAGAAGACGGGGACTTATAACATAATTATCTGGACATATACGCTATATTACGATAAGAGCACAAGCTATGGGTCTACCAAAAAATCTAACAGAACGACAACAAAAGTTTGCAGAATTGCTAGTATACAACGAGGGGCGCAAGAGCCCGAGCGAGTGTGCTTATGAGGCAGGGTATTACCCCAGAAGAAGAGATAAAAGAATCAATAATAGAATCAGACCCTGATAATGATTCAGAGTAGCAATAACTCTACTATATAATTTTCTTGGAAACTTTTTTACTAGTGCCCACTTGTTTATAACTGGTTTGTATTCCATTTGAGTCTGGCCCTTTCCTTGGTGGAAGTTGATCCCATTTTACATTAGGCATATTCTTTGTCAATGTAGGGTTTCTCTCTGCTTTGTTTCTTAATGATTGCTTGTAGCTATCATTCAAATCAGATTGTTCTTGTTCCATTTTATTTTTCATTTATTTTTTCCATACGTACTATACACCCTTTTGGAAATACATTTCTATCAGAAAATAATTCATCATTAACTTCATAACTTGCAAAGGTTCTAACATTCTTTTTATCTTTGTTAAGTAAGTATGCGTGAGTTATCATCTCTGATGGCATAAAACCTTCTGCTGTATGTAAGTCTGCGTGCCCGCTGTCACCCGTGATATCCAACCACGTGATTTTGTAGAAGTAATATCTTTTCTTCTTGATGACAACAGATTTGTATTTAGATTTTTTCAGACGTTTCATATCTATCTTATACTATAAGGGAGAATTTTAGGGCAAAAAAGTTTTTAAAAATAAAAAAAATGCCTCGCGCGCCGAGTACATAAAAAATAACCTGCTAATACCAACACTTATTTGACTATCTATTCCATTATTGCATACACTAACAGCACTTTTACTACTGTGCCAGAGCAAAATCGTCTACTATTCAAGTATACTGTCAAGTGTGCCATACTGTGCCACTCAAAATCGACCCTTTGGCACAGCTATTAGTCAACAATACCAACGATAAAACGTCAAATTTGGCAAGTGTGCCACTGTGCCAAGCACTTTTTTTTTCTACAAAAAAAAAAAATTACCCTAGAATTCCACTTATGTGTGGCACAGTTTAGAATGATTCTAAAATTTATATGGTTTAGTACCAATTTTCACTATTTTTTTAACACCAGACCCTTGCAACTCTAGAGTTGCATAAGGTTTCCACGCTTTGCGCACCAAGTTCAGCTCTAAAATAAGATTAGACCACTGCTTTGGTGATATGTTTTTACTTTGTATTACTACTTTTTTCATAATTTACGGGGCTTCCACTCTCGCTTCCACCCCATTCCCCAGGGAAATCATTTACGGTATGTAGTAGATTGTAAGTAAAGGTTCCTTGGATCCTTCTTCAACACTATACGCCAAGCCGAAGAACTATTTTGTTTACCTATCAATTTACTTTCCTGTAATTCTATTTTACCAATCTCATTAAGACTACCTTGATCGTTTTCCATATAAATAAAACAATCTGATATAGCAGTACCTTTGTTGCCATTGGTAAACTTACCTAGTATCTGTTGTAAATCTCTTAATCTTAAACTCATTAATTAACCTGTCTTCCTCTCTAATTTTTGGATACATTTCTTATGTCTCCTTGCCACATTCTTGACAAGTTTATACCACTTTTCCTTCCACATCTTTTTCATATCACCTTCAGTTTTATTATATGCAATTGCAATATTATCCAACTGCTTGATGTCTTTGAGCTATAGTACTCATCAACCCTCCTTAAAAAGTCGTGTTTATATTTTTGAAACTCCTTACCTTCAATAACGAATTCCTGGTAGTAATTATCTTTACTACACATCATCACCACACCTTTGGTAATTTCTGTTTTGTGAATAAAATTGTGAGCCATAGCATAGGCCGCCAATTGAAGACAGTAATCCCCGATCCACTCTCGGCGCTTCGGTTTGTTCGTTTGTTTAAAATCTATTATAGCATCACTACCCTTGTGTACCCCAACGAGATCAGTTTGGCCCGCATAGAACCCAGGATAATACAAAGTACATTCCGTGCCGTAGTATGTCGGAACATTGCATAGACCCTGCTCTATGACCCTTACAGCCATATTATGGGCCTGTTTTCCAACGTTTGTCTCATCCAAATAACCTTTATCCAATATATACATCTCAAGAATCTTGTGCATCGCCGTTCCACGTGCCGCAGACTCATCCACGATCCGCGTAGCTGTAGCCTCTCCCATCTTTTCACGCCACCTTTTTAATCCTTCCTTCTTCTCGGCCGGTTCAGTTGCGGATAGTATAGTTGTAACACTTGGTAACTTTTCTTTATCATCAATATTATAATGACGCTTACCTTCAATCGCTTCACGCACCGTCTTTGGGTATATAAATTTATTATTTCTTATCATTTAATAATTGTTTCAGTACAGTGGTATAGGGATTAAAATCATAATCCTTAACACACCCGGTTAATAATATTAACATCACAAAAAAAATTTTTATCATTTAACTAAACTCTCCTTATAATCTCTTATGTCAACAATATTATTTTGTTTTAAAGTATGATAGTGTTCTAAAATTTTGTTGATCTTGGATAACTTGGTATGTGCATAAGGCCATATCAAAAGACACACATAGTATGCATCTCTAAACGTACAACGCCACCTCCATTGTTTAAGATAAGGGGTACCATCCACACGTTTACCATTAACTTTTTTAGAAGTTAAAGTTCCAACTCCTAATGTTTGGTGTCCAAATTAATACAGTTATCAGTCATTGCAACCTCCATAGAGATAGCCATAATTAATACAGATTTTTTTATCAGTCATTGCAATGCCGCCTCTCCATAGAGATACGCCAATCAATTATATCCTTGTTAACAATTTCATCATTAACTAATTGCTCGTACAACTCTTACCTTTTTTCTTACGTTCAAAATATTTTTTATAAGTTACCATTAGTATCCTTCACCATCAAACGAGTCCTGTCCTGCAATCAATTGGAACAGATAGAGATTTATACTTGTTTGGATCTGCCATTGTTTCCTTTCTTGTTTTGATTCTTCTCATATATGGGAATTTACAATAATAAAAAATAATTTGCAAGTATTATTTTTTTGTTATAAAAAGAAAGTCTCTTCTCACACCTTTTGTTTGTTCGTCCCTTTCTTGGGACGGGCAGACAGTTAGAATAGTTCTAAATTATCTTATCATTTTTGCAGGAAAATTTTGTGTAGGCTAGCATACTGTTTGTCCATTCTGGGTCAAAGCTTGCCATTAATGTGTGTGAATAATTATAAGCCATAAACTATACAGCTACTATAGTCATCAAATAATACTTGAGGGGTAGGGATAACTTTACAATCATTGGTTGCAATCTCACTACAGAGACACCATTAACAAAACTACCTTGATCACCGCCCTTGGCCCTTATAGCGTGTCAATTTTTTTTGTAATTTCTTTTTCTTATTTAATGATTTTGTGTGGATCCCTCTACGCTTCTTGGGTTTATCTCTTGGTACAAAGTGTGTAAATTTTTGTTTGGCCATTACTCTTCATCCAACCATTCTTTGACAAAAGGTTTAGCACCTTTAGGTGTAGTTATAACTGGTAGATAAGTTATCTTACCATTGATGTGTTGTTCTAGATCTGAACCACAGCTCATACATCTAAAAAATACTACATCAATATTTACCATCATAGTAAACTGATCACACGTTGGACATTTACCATTAACAACTTCTGTTTTGATTGTAATTTTTTTTTTTAGGCATTACTCAAGTATTAACTTTTTTATAGATAAAGATCCATCGATATTTGTTTCAAGTTCTGCCATAGATTTTATACATTGATATTTTATGTGCGATTTAGATTCACGCTTCGCGACCCTCTTACCTTTTAAACAATCAGACATTGTAGCCTGTATACGGGCCTCCTTGATCTCTCCGTTGATAATCATCAATAAAGCTACCACTAACTCTGTCATATTGTTTTACCTTTGTTGGGTCCTTCTTTAGTACATATTTCTGTGTACCGTGCTTACCTGTTTCTACTTCTTTTTTTAAATCTTTTGCTAGACTCGCAGCTTTATTCTCTTTGTTTATCTGTGCGATGTGATCTAATACTTTTCTATTAATGCGCCCCGTTGCCATTTGCCCTTACCTTATCTTTTAAATCTTCTATATCTTTTAATGCTTTTTCTAATTGATCTCTTAAAAATTCTATATTAACTTTGTTTGTCATATTCATCTCTTGAGTCTCTTCCATCTTCTCAACGGATTTGTATAAATCTTCCAATAAAAAATGTTGCTCTTGGTCCACGGGGACCTGTTCTGATTTTTTTAATAAATCATTTTCAAACAACTCACGTGATGTCTCCAGAGATACTAATCTTGAAGTCAGCTCTGTGTATGCGAACACACCCATAGCAACTAAAATTATTAGAGAGGCTACGGTCTTCATCGGCATCTGTACAGCTGCGGACTCTGATATGTTTAATGGTTTAGTCATCTTTAGGTTTTGGTAAAGGCAGTATATAGTCTTTTGGTGGGATTTTCAATTTGCTTTTACTAGGTCCTATAATCTTATCACCCATTAATTTAAGGTCTGGGTTCTCTTTTTTGTAGCCATCTTTCATATCATCCCACAAACTTTGAGAATCACCAGGTCTAGTATTATCTCTTGCAGGAGTAATACCTCTACATTTCATAACTAACAATCTAAAGTTTTCGTTCTGTGCGAGACTAGGATTAGCATTAACTCTACCACACATCTTCATTAATTCTAATTGTTGTTTTAATTGTACGTTTTCATTTATAGTCTTACAATCTACACCTAAATATTTTCTGTATGTAAAACTTAATCTATAATTATCATCGTCATTACGATAATTGTCTGTCATTGTAATGACTGTATTTACCATTTCTATCTTCAGCTTCTACTCTAGTTTCAAAATCTCCACACCTTGCACCATACTCGTTAAGATATTCGTTTCTAGGATACGCAGGTTCTACAAACAAAGCTAACATTGTAAGAGCTAAAATAAGTATTGCTGTAAATCTGTAATCCATCCTGAGAATCTCCATACATTACCTGTTTAAATCCTTAATATCATAGCTGTGTTCTCTAACTTGATCTGCTAGTTGTCTGTATAAATTTTCTGCCATCTGCCACGTAGATTCTGCAGAAGTTAGTCTTGTGTTTTGATCTGTAATTTTTTCTTGAGCAACTTTTAAATCTCTTTGAAGATTTACTATTTGATTTTGATTGTCGTTGATTGTGTCTGTTAGATTAACAATATATCTAACGCCAGTGAACGTTCCAACTAATACAGAAGCTATTACCGGTACTAATATAAAATTCTTTTTGAATAGTTCTGCAATGTTCATAAGGCATAAGGTCCTTTATTAAAAAAGTATAGCTCCAATTACGAAAGCTGCTGCTGCAGCAAGAACACAAACTTTGTGGTTGTGCCACACGTCCATAGCTTTGTCTTTAATTTATTTATCATTGTCTTCCTCCAAGTTTTTAAGATCATAGTCGTACATACCCTTCTCGTGTTCGTCTGTGATCCATTTCGCAGAATTTTCTACGGAGTATATTTTATCTGTTACTAATCTATTAATCAAGGTTTTGTTTGGGTCCACTCCCATAGAAGGATCATATATTTTAAGTCTATTATTGGGCTGTATTGCATAGTTTCCGTCTTCTAATTCAATAACGTGGCCACACTTATGTTGGTCTGGCTTCTCTGAATAACCAAAGTTTAGTTCATTAAAGTCTCCTGCGCACCAATCAATTGTAAATAAATACTTACCTTTACGTTTTACTTTACGTCTAGATGTATATTGCATTGTACATCCTGCAATTTCATAAAAAGTTGTAACACTTACATTGTAACTAAAACAATCCCACATAACTAATTCATCAAGTGGTAATTCTTTTACACCAGGTTTTGTACAGAAAGCTGATATAGGTGCTCGCCACCATAGACCACCATCTTCCATTAAGAAATGAAACATAGGTACTCTGTTTGGTATAGAACTAAAACCAAATATTCCTACTTCAAAATATTTATCGTGTGAATCTTTTTGATCTCTTAAAAAGTTACCTCGAACGTAACATTCTATTATTGGTATGTTTGCATTTAGATAAGCCATTATTTAATTTCACCCCAGTTAGCCCCCGACTCGTAATCTACTTTGTTAGGAACTTTTAATTCAACAGCAGCTTCCATTATCTCTATAATTTTTTCTGCCTTTTCATTAGACTCAACAGAAATATCTACTTCATCGTGAATCTGTATGTGTGGTATTATACCATTTTCATATAGTGCTACCATACTTTTTTTGTCATATCAGCTGCGCTACCTTGTATTAATTTATTTAAAGCTTTGTAAGTAAATGCACGTTTTAATGGTTCATCATATTCTTTTCTAGCATCTCTAATGGTAATGGTTTAAACACACCAAATTGTACTGGCTGCCATAAATCAAAATGACACGCACGTCCTAGCCTAAAGTTCTAATCTTACCACGATCATTTGCTTTACGAGATACATTGTCCATCAGTTGTTTTACAAATGGTGCTTTGTATGATATTGTTTTATTAATTTTTCTGCAGATTCTTTCATTAAACCTAACTCTGCCATTAATTTATTTTTACCCATACCATACATCAAACCAAGGTTAATTGTTTTGGCTTGCTTACGTTCAATGCCTGCCATATCTGCAACAACCTGGTGAAAGTCTGCATCACCTGCATTGTATGCATCTACAATTTCATCTACACCATTAAGTTTTGTAACTTTGCATAGTGTACTAAAATTCTAGGTTCTTGTTGTGAGTAGTCAAACGATCCCCACGTTAGTTTTTCTTCTGGAATAAATATAGATCTAATCATCGGTCCAAGTTCCGGATGCCTCGCTGGAATCTGCTGTAGGTTTGGATTGCTCATAGAGAATCTACCAGTCACAGTCCCACCTGCATCTGATCTTATTTGATTTATGTCTGCGTGTATTCTACCATCAACTGCGTGTTTAGTTATTGAATCTATAAATGTAGTGTGAGCTTTGTTTATCTCTCTTGCATCTGCAATTAGTTTTGGTAATTCGTGTGGATGGTTTTGTAAAAAGTTTTTTGTAAAACTTGGCTCTTTACTTTTCTCTGTTCTATCATAAGGTAAGTTTTAATTTATCAAACGCTTTTGCGATGCTTCGAGCTGCGTGTATTTCTACGTCAACTCCTGTTAAACTTTTGATTTTACTAACAATTTTAGCCTCACTTTCCATAAGATTTTTTTTGATTTTAGCTGCTTTGTCTAAATCAACTCTTACACCTTTGAATCTCATATCAACTAAACAAGGAAATAGTTTTGTCTCTAAGGTTAAATACATCCATAAGTTCTTGATTATATAATTCTGTCTCTAATCTTTGCCAAAGTTTAAGTGTAGACTCCGCATCACGTTCCGCGTACTGTCCAACAAAAAGCGCAGGCAATCTCCACATATCTTTTTTAGGATCTAGTCCATATTCTTTTGCTGCTGCTTGTAAAACGTTTTCATCTTTACCCATACCTACATAAAATTTTGCTAGTGTATTTAATTGATAAGACAATCTATTCTCATCAATTAAAGACGCTGCTATCATAGTGTCAACAATTTTACCTTTAACTATAACACCTGCTGATCTTAACCAACAGACATCATACATTGCATTGTGAAATATAAAGGTAGTATCGGGTTGATTACAAATATCTTTAACCAAGTTAAAACAAGTTTTTGTCCATATTACCACCAGACTCGTGGTGTATAGGAAAATACCCTGACCAGCCCTCTACGGCCACCGCAACGCCAGCAATGTGGCCTTTTCCAGTGACATTACCAGAGCCTAGCTCTTTTAAATGTGGATCATTAGTCTCTAAATCGATTGCTATTTCTTTATGTCCTCGAAGATCTTTTAAGTTCTTCTGGCATAACCCATTCCGTTTCTGGTGTAAACAACGGGATCTGGGTACTTCTCATTCGTAGTCCCTTTCAAGAACCATCTCTAAATAGTGTATTGCTTTTCTCACGTCCTCTTCTTTTCCCTTAGATTGATGTCTACAGATATATTTTATAGCGTTCCCTTCTGCAAAAAGCAACTTGTTTTCGTTAATAAATTCTGCAGGTTGAATCTTCATATTTTTATAGTGTTTCCCACCTACCTGTTTATCTAGTGAATCGTATGTAGCTTTCTTAAATATTTCTTTGTTGGTCATAGTATATAAGCTCGATCAAAATCTCTTGGATATATAAAGACGTGTAATTCACGCTTCGCTCTCGTCGCTCCAGTATAAAATAATCTATGTAATTCATCTGGATCATAACTAAATGTTTCAAGTGCTGCGTTCGTTAAGTCTTGCATCAATAAAACTTTGTCAGCTTCTCCTCCTTTCGCTCCGTGTATAGTTGACATTATTATACGAGGATTTTTATTTATGTTTCACCATTCGCCCTCATATTACGAATGTAATTTTCTGTCATAGGATCTAAGTCCTTCAAAAGATTCATACCAAACTGTTGTTACTATAACCGTGTTTTCTTGACATTCTTCTAATGTATATTTTTATCTGCGTGTAATGTTTTACCTTTTCTAAATCCTTCTAATACATTTGATCCAAGGTATTCATAAATATTTTTTATTTCTAAATGATTTAAGTAATGCACCTTTACGCCAAGCTCCCAATTATTTAATGCTAATAATAATTTTAAAGGTATAGAGTTACGTCCTTTGTATTGATAGTACCAACCTTGTAATTCACATACTTCTTTACATGATCTAAAAAATGATTTGCAGAAGATAATACTAACCAGTTACCTTCACTCATATCTACTTGTGTAATATCAGAATATCTTTTTAAGATCCTTCTTCTTCTCTAGGTTTATAATCTTTATCAAATCTATTTTGTACTTGATTAATTATTTTTTGTGACAGTTCGTGTATAGGTCCACCAGGTATACGATAAGATTGATCTAATGTTTGTATATCATCTACTTCTTCTTTAAGTGCTATGAAGTGATCTACATCTGCACCAGCCCATTTAAATATAGCTTGGTCATCATCACCTGCAATGTAAGTTTTCTCTGCTCTGGCCCAAATCTTTCTTACCATTTCCCACTGTAACAAAGATAAGTCTTGTGCTTCATCTATAAACAATACTTCAAACTTATTGGTAGTTTCTTTTGCAATAAAATCTTCAAGTAAATCATTAAAATCTTTTAAACCTTTTTCTTTTTTAAATCTTTTTAATTCTTCTGCTAATAAAAATAATGTGTTTCGTTCTATGTCTAATATATTTTTTCTAGAATCATAATATTCTAATAGATCCATTCTTTTACAGCTGCTGTATTTATGATTGTAAGATATTCATTATCAGAATTAAATGTACCATCACCTTCAGAAAACTTTGCTGTCTTAATTGGTATGCCACATTTCTCTCCAAACTCTTTGTAGTCTTCACTACCCATCATTTTTTCTTTAGTCATACCTAATTGATTAAATGCATAAGAGTGTAAAGTTCTAAAAAAGTTAAATCATTATCTATGTCTAATCCAAATTTATCCGCAGCTCTGTTGCTGCTTCTGTTGCAGCTTTTTTAGTAAAAGAAAAGTACCCTATTTGTTTAGGTCTAACCCGTCTTGTATAAACTCGATCGACTAGATTTAACAGTGTTGTTGTCTTTCCCGTTCCTGGTGGTCCTAGTATTATTGTCTTCATATTTTTTTATTTTCTTGTTAATAATTTGTTTTTAAGTTTAAGTTCTTCATTCTTCTTTTTTAATTCTTCTATCTTTAAACGAAATCTTAAATGCCAATTAACTCCTACATCCTTATCAAACATTAAAAGTTTTCTTCTTGATATGGTGTTTTAGAAACAGATGCTTCTGTTTGTTTCATTGTTTTAATTTTAATTAGTCTTGGTTGTTGTTTTTTAATTCTTACTCTTTCTTCTTCTACAAAAGTCATCTAATCTTTTAATTAAGTTACCTGTTTTAGTTTTATCCATCTCCCAATGATTCTTTTACAAAAATTATAAAAGTCTTCCATTCTAAAATATGTAAATTCTCCATCTGTGTATGGTAGTTTATTAAATATATCATCTATAGTTCTTGCTGATTGTCTATTGGTTGTCCAATCTTGCAAGAGTCCTGTAAGTTCATTAATAGGATCTAAAGACTCTAAAGGTTCTACTTCTTGTAAATTTGCATCATTGGTTTTAAAAAATGTTGTTTCCAATCTTTTGGTTTTGGTACAGGTACAATTAAATTTGCTTGATCTAAACACGCTAATGCAAATAAGTTTGGGCTGTAAAGTTGTTCTGATTTTAATTCTATTCTTTTTTTATCTACATCTAAAAACCATTGTGGTGGATTAGATGAATACTTTGTAAGACTTCCAAGTACAGGCATTTCTTCTTCACCAAATCCTACACCAAATCTTTTTGTTCTACATAAACCTGATTGACATACTGCATTGATAGGTGCATCTTTACATCTATACTTGTCATAACCTTTTCTGTTTACTGATTTAATTAATTGTTGAACCTCATTATTACTTAATGGTGGGTCCATAAATTTCATATTAGCTTTTACAATTTCATCTTCCCATGTATCTGGATGTGATTGTTTATAATAAACTGCTATATTAAATAATGCATTGTTTCTGGAACCCTCACCAAAACCTGTTGATGCTAGTTTATTTAAACAAGGGGGTCCTCCAGGAAATGCTTCTTCTATTTTTTTCTCTTCTGTTTTAATTGCTTCGACTTCTTCTTTGGTGCAACGTAAACTTATCATAGAGCTGATAAAATTCCTCAAGTGTACAACCGGCGCCATTATCGTTGATAGCATAACGTAGTCCTTTCATTTCATTGTAGTAGGGTAATTTAAAAAGTTACCAGTGTCCCCACGTTCCACAAGTATTTCTGTTTGTTTTGGAAATATTTCTGAACCTTCATAACCAAGTATGATAGCCATCTCTTTTAATTTTGATTGCATCAATGATGCAGGAATGTTTTCTTTGTAAATAAAAATACGTGTGCGCCGCCTGATTTACTACGGCAAACTATTAAGGGGAGTTTATGATTCCTAATACTTTTAATGAGGCTAGTGTGATCAAAGTTATATTCGTCAATATCAATGCACCCCCACCTACAATCATTATTTTCTGTGATAGGGATAATCCCAAGGGCTGCTCCTTCTCCTTCGAAGTGATTGTCCCAGAGTTCGTCGGTGACGAACTTTACGAACAATAAAAGCTTTTCCTTGTTGTTTTCCGTTCTCTCCTCGCTCACCGGGTTGGTATTGTCCATAAGCGATTTCTAATCCTAAAAATATTGATTTGAATTTTTCATTATCATTTCTTCTTTCTTTGTAAAGGGGGATCTTCACAATCCCCTTATTTAAATTTAGTACGGAGTTGAATCCTTACTTTCTCTTCTACATCAGCTTTTGTTTGAACGGTCCCTTTAGATACATTTCCAGAAAAGTCTTTTGCACTTAAGTACAAAGCCTTATCTTCTTGTCCTAAAATTCTGTCCTGTGTAACAACCCAACCATACCAAGAACCTTTATCGTTCTTTTGTAGTACAGATGCTAGATTATACACAACTCCGTGCATAGGAGGGATAGCAAATCCACCTTTACCATCAGCAATTTGTATGGTTTTCATCATAGAATTCCATTTTTTACTGACGTTTAATTGAGTTGATTTCATTGTGATCAAAGCAGGTGTATAACCACCTGCTTTGTCTCAATCATTACATAGTAAGAAGCTGTCTCTTCAAGATAGTTACCATTTGGTAATCTAATCTTTGATCCATCTCTCTTACCTGTTGCGATTACCGGACTGTTCGGTAGGTGTACAGCCACAGGAGCACCTGGACCATCGCCTCTATCCGACCATTCTGGATAATCTTTTTTGTAGTAACAAGGAATAATCTTGATACCTTTTTTACCATCGTATAACTCGCTGGTAACAGTATTATAGATCATACCTGGTTTGGCACCTTCTATATACTTTGCATCACCATCAGTTACCTGCGGTGATAGTTGTCCCAAGATTCTGACAAACGGTAACGCCATATCTTCTTGCGTCATATTCTCAAAACCTTTAGCTGCATCATCACCAAACAAGGCAAGTGATCCAGTGTCTTTTTTCATTACTTCATTACTCATTATTGTTTCTCCATTATTTCCGGGTTATTTTAGTTTTGTCTTTAATCCAAGTACTAAAGACATCAGAAGGCATATCGAGCCCGGCCTCGATACGCTCCTGAATAGAGCAGTTAATGTCATCCAAGCCACATCAGATTTCTGTTGTGGCTCATAACCATTCTCTGCTGCAAGGTCCAACAATTGTTTCGCCTTGTCATCTTCTCCTTTACCAAAAGTTACAAAGACATTGTTTTTAATAATATCTCCTAACCCTTGGTCACGAAGCCATTTATAGGCTGCTCTCTCTTCACTTCATCTTTTGGAAGAGTGCACCTAAATTCTTTTTTAACAGATACTTTAGATCCATCAGCTAATTTAATTTCTGATAGTCCTTGTTCTGCTAAGTAATTCTGGTATTACACGAGAACTTATATCATCAGCCTCTGCTTTTTTATTTTTGAGTTGCTCTTCTAATCTGCAATCTCATCTTCTTTTTTTTTAACTTTACACATTCTTGTGCAACAGTTGTTACTTCTACATTATCTAAAAGATCTTTTGAATCTTCTAACATCATATTTCTTTATCTTCACTCATAGTTATCCTTTCTGATAGAGATCTACTTCTAATGGATAGTATCTATATTCTCGTTTATCCCATTTCAACATATTAAACTGTCCGTTTGTAGTTACTTCACTTACTATTGCACAAGTTGAGATACCTATTATTACAGGATCTCCTACAGCAAGTAAATAATCTTGTTTACGAAAATCTTGTAAATTTTTTTTCATCTTCTAAAAACAATGGTGCAGTAGAAAATATTGCTTGGTCCCTAGTTAGGTAAACATATTACAAGATAACCAAAATCAGATGCACTTAATATATTTATATTAGGTGGTGGTTGTTGAATACATAAACAAATTTTTCTTTAGGATTTTTTTATAAAATTCTAAAAACTCTGCTAAAGAATCTGGTTTGTATAATTCAAATATTTTATTTTTCATTTCTTATTTCTTTTGACTTGACAGACTATCATAGTGTTTATATAATTGTCAACTAGAAAGAAGAAAAAAATTATGAATTATAAATTTAAAACTAAACCATACGCACATCAATTAACTGCGTTAGAAAAATCGTGGGATAAAAAAGAGTATGCATATTTTATGGAGATGGGTACAGGTAAATCAAAAGTGTTAGTTGATAATATGGCTATGCTTTATGATAAAGGTAAAATAAATGGCGCATTAATTATAGCACCAAAAGGTGTTTATAGAAACTGGTATTCTCAAGAAATACCAAATCATTTAGCTAGTCACATAGATCATAAAATGGTACTATGGACTGCGACTACATCTAAAACAAAGGATAAAGAGTATCAACAATTATTTAAACAGACTATGACCTTCACATCCTAATAATGAATGTAGAAGCATTCTCGTACAAAAAAAGGCCTTAGAGTTTGCCACAAGGTTTTTACGATGTCACAATACTTTGATGGCTATTGATGAATCTACTACAATTAAAACTCCTACAGCTAAAAGAACTAAAGCTATTTTAGCGTTAGGTAAAGAAGCAAAGTACAAAAGAATTCTTACAGGTTCTCCTGTAACTAAATCACCATTAGATTTATATACACAATGTGGTTTTTTAAATGAAGAGTTACTAGAATTTACTTCTTATTATTCATTTAGAAATAGATATGCAGTTATGAAGACTAGCAAATTTTGGTGGTCGTAGAGTACAATTGTAGGTGGTTATCAAAGACTAGATGAAGTTATCAGAAATATTAAAACCTTTTTCTTATCGAGTATTAAAAGAAGATTGTCTAGATTTACCTGATAAAACATACAAGAGAGAAGTAGAACTAACAGAAGAACAAAAAAGCTTATTCTACTATGAAATCCGCGGCCCTCGCTTCTACTAAAAGGTAAGATGGCTACAGCACCTCACGTATTAACGCAAATGATGCGACTACACCAGATCACTTGTGGTCATCTAAAGAATGATGATGGACACTATTACAGAAATTAAAAATAATAGTATCAGATGAATTATTAGAATTGCTTGAAGAAGTAGAAGGTAAAGTTATTATCTGGGCTAACTATGTTATGATATAAACAAATAGTAAAGCTATATCTAAAAAATATGGAGAAGACTCTATAGTACAATATTATGGTGCTATTGAGGCTGATGATAGACAAAGCTATATAAAAAGTTTCAGGACCCAGAATCTAATGCAAGATTCTTTATTGGTAATCCACAGACCGGTGGTTATGGTATTACATTAACGAAGCTAATAATGTAGTTTATTATTCTAATGGATATGACTTAGAAAAAAGACTACAGTCAGAAGACAGAGCACACAGAATAGGTCAAAAGAAGTCGGTAACATACGTTGATCTTATAGCACCAAAAACTGTAGATGAAAAGATTAGAAAAGCTTTGCAACGTAAGTTAAAATTGGATTAAATAAATGATGGTTTGCTACCTGTCAAATTATGGGAAAGTTATGGGAGAGGAATTAAGTAGTAATTTTATGGATTAACCTACGACTTTGCCGTCTTTCCATTCCATATCTGGAAGACCTTCAGTATATTTTTTCCCGTCAAAAGTAAGAACTTGTTTTCTGTTTGAACCAGATTCGTGATAACTTATGTGGACCCATCCCCCTGCTGGATCTCTTGGATCATAGTACTCCATAATCAGCTGATCAAAATCGACGTTATTTTGTAGCCAGTAAGCTGTCTTAATGTTGGGCACGCCAAATATTTCTAGGTCGACCGCCTGGCCCTTCGCGTGCTGCGATGTCTTTTTGCTGCCGATCGCTTCACAAAGCGCCTCGCTCCGGTATCCGCTGGTAATGGTCACAGGTTTGTCGAAGTGTGCACGTAGCGGTTCTAAAACTTCATAACACAGATCACCTAAACTTTTAATCTCACCTGATCCTGGTGTGTTATCTATGCCCTTACGTTGGGCTGTCATCGAATTGGTCATCTCTCTTAAAGTAAAGTGTTTACTCAACTGCATAATTTTTCTCCTAGTTAATGATTTTTTCTATGGCGAAGAGTGCAGCAGTTCCCGCTGCCGCTAAAAGAACCCAATAGACCTTGTCTATCTTACCGCCCAATTTTTCTACATCTTCGTGTACGTGTTTTAAATTTTTCTTAACACCTGAAATGTGTCCGTATAAAGATAAAATGTGTTCTCTAGTTGTTTTGGGTTCTATTGCCATAGATCATACCTAAATAATTGTCTTCTAATATTGCAATTAAGGCAATCATATCTCTTAATGGATCTCTATAATTTGGATCTACTTCTTGTATGTCTCTTGTTATTTCTCTTGATTTACGAAATACATTTTTAGACTGGAACGTAAGGAACATAAATTTCTTTTCGAATAGCTCCATAATTTTTTTCCACCTATTCTTACCAGAAACATAAGATCCAATTTTTCTTCATATCTCCTTTTAATGTTGTAGCTGCTTGAACATCTTTTAATAATTCTTTTTGATTACTAAATAAAGCTCTGTTAGCATTAATGTAAGCATCTACTAATTCAGTTGGAGTTACTTCTCCACCTTTTAAAGCTACAGTTGAAATAAAGCTTTAGATTCTCTAGTTCCTCTTAAATAATCTGCAGTTTTATAAATCATAGATTTTTCAGGATCTATTTCAATTGCTCTTGCACCTACAATTCCCATTAACTCATTTGATAATTCATACTGTCTTCCTCTTTCATCTAATCTACCTTTGTCATCAGTAGGTTTCATAGATAAACCAATTCTTTTTAATTGTTTCCAGTTAAAGGTGCTTGTGATTGAATTAAATGTCCTACTGCTTTAGAAACTTTTGTACCTATAGGATCTTGATTACTCCATACTTTATAACCTCTCTGGAGTTCTACCATTTCTACCTAGAACAGGAGCTACATCCATTAACGCTTGAGTCCAAATAGATTCACTAATAAATGGTGAACCTAATTCTTTTGTAGATTCAAATATACCCATAATAAAATCATCCATCAATCCATTCTTTATCTGTTTCTCCAGCTTGTACTCTATTTAATATAGTTTGAATAGGTCTTGTATTGTATCGTATGCATTAGCGTGAGAAAAATCTACGTATTTTAAATTTACCAGTTTCTTTATCTCTAATTGGAATTAATGTAGAGTTTTTAGACCAGTCCGCTACAAATCTTCTCATCGCTTCACGTTCATCTTGTGTTACATCGTAAAGCGCTGACATACAACAGCCGCATCCCTGTAGGTACGGCAGCTGTTGTAAAGGCCATACCACCTAATCTTTTAAGACCAATAGTTCTTAATGGATTAACTTGTTTGCCATTTATTGTAGTTGTATAAAATATTTCATCTAGTGATCTAGATACAATGTTAGTGCTTGTTCTCATTATTTCTGCCGGGAAAGATACAAAGTTTCCAAGCGGAAACTTTCTTAAACCTTTTACAAATTCAGAAACATAAGCATAGTTAGGAATATTATTTCTAATAATATCTGCTGCTTGTTCATCAATTAAATCATCAGTTAGTCTTACTGTATTACCAGCCATATCTGTAAACTCTTGACCAAGTTGTAATCCTGAAGATCTGTATATGCATTTTTTAATCTTTTAGATTCACCTAAAAAAGAAAATATTTTCCAAAAGTCATCTTCAGCTGTGTATGCATCTTCAGAAAACTTTTTAACTTTAGATAAACCTTTGATCCAAAATCTATATCTTTTAACAAAGCTTTTAAATCAGCTAATTGAACTTGAGAATTTACTACACCTCTTTCTAATAATTCTCTATAAATTTTATTACCTTCTTTAGTTCTTGGTCCTAACTGTAAAGCTCTTAACGCTTTTCTTGCGGCTCCTTCACCCGGACCTATAAAAGGTATAAGACCATTGGCTGTAGCAAAAGCTCCTGCACTTAAAAAGTTACGCATATGAGTAAAAGGTGAGAGAATAGTTTTAGCCATTTGAGATGTAGCTTTAGGATATAAAATTGCATTTGTATAAAGTCTGCCGGCAAACCCACTGTCAGGACCAATAATATTTTTATTTACATTATATAAAGCATCCGCATTTCCTTTTAATGTCCACTTACCAGTTAAAGGATTAATACTAGCAACATCAACAATCACTTCATCTTTACCTTTTCTCGCTATATATTCACTTACGGATTCTCCAGGTCTTCTACCAAAACCTGCTTCATAATCATTTATTAAACTTCTAGTGCTTGGTTTTCTTAATGTTTGATTAGCTGTTTCTTCCCATACTGATCTACCTGTTTTAGGATCAAGTTCTCCTTTTAATAACATTCTTTCTTTACCTCTATCTGTTAAAGGATTTATTTGTTCTAAACCTTCTTCACCTCTTTGAGAAACAGTTCCTACTCTTCGATAGTCTCCAGTTTTAGCTCCTGTTGCTTTTATTAATTCTTCTTCAGTATCAAAAAAAGTTTGAATAGGAGCTTTAGCTGAAGCTTCTTCAGCAGACATACCTTGTTTCATTAATTCATTTATTTTAGCTGCTCTTGCAACTTTGATATCATTAGAGTTTCTAACTAGATTTCTATAAAATTCATCTCTTCTAATAACTGTAGATAACATATTAGTACCATTTAAAATTGTAGACATAGCACTTTCATCTTTACCTAAAAGTCTTTTAGCTAACGCTTGTGTATCAGGAGTTAATTGTTTTAATTGTTTGTTAGGATATTTAGCAGCTTTAGATGCAAAAGATTTATCTACAAAATAATTTGGTATTTTAAATAATACATTTCCTTTATTAGATAAAGGTATTTTTCTATCTATAGGAAAGCTGATTGATAAATATCTGCAACTATTTTTTTTGCCTCTTGATTAGAAAGTTTAACTTCAGTTGGTAAATTTTTAGCTATGTCTTTAATATTTTTTTCTTCTTGTTTTATTAATTCTTTTGCAGGAGCAAGATTATCTGCTAATTTTATAGGATTATTTTTAAATACTTTATAACCACTATCTAATCTTTCTTCTAATGTTTGTGGTAATAATTTTTTCCATCTATCAAATACAGAAGGACCTGATTTTACTTTTCCTTTAACAAATCGTTTAGGTTTTGTAATATCTAAAGATCTTCCTTCTATAGATAAGTAAATCTCCCCACCCCTCTCTCATTTCTTCTAATGTATCTATAAAAGCTTTTTGTTCTGCTTTAGGAATTGTTTTACCAAATTTTTTAGCTTCTTGATTAATTAAATTAATTGATTTAGAAGCTTCATTTGGATTAATTTTAGGAAGAACAACTCTTAAAATTTCTTCTGGTTTAGCTTCTTTAGTAGCTTTTTTAATAGCTTCTCCTTCTGACAAACCTTCTTTAATATATAAATTTTTTAATCTATTAAAATCTGTCGGGTCTGGAGCAATTGCTCCTGTTCTTGGATTAATTGCATTTGTTTTTCCAAACACAATACTTTTTTCATCTAAACCAGATACTAAAGTTTTACCTAATTGTTTAGCTATTGCTGTTTGAGAAGCAGAGGCTTTACCAGAAAATATGTTAGCTCTATCTAAAAATGGAATAACAGAATCTATTTGGTCGTCTAATTTAAATGCAATATTTTGAGCTCTATTTAAATCACCATCTAACATTCCTTTAAATGCCATTTCATCTGTAAAGTATTGAGGGTTCTTACCACTACGTGGTCTTAATCTTTGTGATACATAATCTAAAGCTCTACCTATTTTATCTTGCGCAACTCTACCTGCTTTACTAGAGTCTGCTAATTTTTTAACACCTGAACCGGCTAAACTTAATATACCTGTAAATGCAGCACCTTCTATTCCAAGTTTTAATCTATTGTATAATTCTCTACTAGGATCATAGTCATCTCCTCTTTCTAATTTCGTAGGTCCTACATCAAATAAATCTCCAAAGGTACCTACCTTATCAGGATCAGAAACAAATATAGCTTCCGCTGCACCGCTGGCTAAACCTGTTGCACCTAATTGTAGAGCTTGACCTTTTCTATTAAGTTGCGCTAGTCTACCAGCATCTTTTATTTTTTGTCCTTTTTTAAACCTTCTAAAATAGGTAAACCATCATGAATCTAATAATTTAAAATAGTTACCTGATTTTTTTGCAGCAAGTGCCCCTTTAGTTGCAGTGCTTGCAATCTTTCCTGCAACACCTACTGGTATGGCTAGATTAGTTAAAATTTCACTTATCTTACCTGCAGTAGTTGCTTCTGCATATTCATCAAAAGGATTTATTTTGCAAAAAATTTTCTACTTTTTCTGCTGTATTTGTATCTGCTCCTAAATCTATTAAGTTAGCACCTATTGAAACAAAACCTTCTGGTATTTTAAATAAACCAGAACCAATACCAGCAAAGAAAGAACCTAGACTACTAACTCCTACATCTCTACCAAATAGTTTTGCTGTATCTTTATCTGTTTGTTTGGTTGTTTCAGAAGTTAGTTCGGGAAACAAAGCGTCTACTTGGGAAGTGAATTCAACCATTTATCCTCCTATGCAATATTATAAATTCTCTGTGGGGTACCGTCTAAATCTATTTCTATAATACTCTTAAGTATTTTTTCTGTTCCAGTAGTAGAGTCTTTTACTGTTGTTTTTACAACAAAAGTATCTCCTGGTTTAGCATCCTTAATATTTTTAAATTCTTCTAATGTAACTACTTTTTTAAAGTTAAAATTTTTACCTGTCGTAGGAGATGTTGCGCTTTGAATACCTACAGATAATTCTTTATTGTTTAACATACCGCTTTTGTTCGCAGCTAATAAAGCTTTGGGTAAACTTATATCTTCTCCTGCTTCTATTTGATAATCTATTTTAGATTTCATTAATTCTATATTAGCTTTATCTCTTTTAGATTGAGCTTTATCTTTAAGCATAAATGTAGCTGCAGCCGTTTCTATTTTTTCTGCTCTACCTGGACCTGATTTAGATTCTGCCTCAAAGAATTTTCGTGCACCTTCACCTAAACTTTCTGCACCTATAAATGCTGCTGCTCCTCTACCAAACATATCACCTAAATCTCTACTTCTTGCTTTTTTATAACCAAGTTGATCTCTTACTTCTTCTACTGTTAATTCTTCGTTAGCTGTATTTTGACTATTTAAAATAGTGTCGTCACTTAATAAATTATTTTTTATTTCTTTTGATTTTAATTTTTCAGCTACTTCATTAGTAGTTCCAAAATCACTACTAAATGTCTACAAAACCTGCTTGTTGATAACCAACTCTACCACCATTGTTATAACCTAGATTAGCTGTAATCCCCGTTCCACGACTATCGACCGGGCCACCTCTAAACATAGGTCTTCTTAAAATTCTACTCATTATCCAAATAATCCTAATTTAGAACCGATACTTGCAACCCCATTCCAACACCGAGTGCTGTGGCTAATGGACTTGCTGGAGCTGCCGGTGGTGCATACCCGACTGTTTGAGTAGGGAATGCGCCTGGTTGAATTTGTGCTAGTTGTTGACCAATCAATCCTAGTTGTGTGAATGGTTGGAACTGTTGCTTCTCTTTCAGCTGCTGCCGCTGCATCAAGTATAGCTTGTTGTTGTGCTTGACCTGCTTGACCTAGTGTTGTTGGTATTGTCCAAGTCCTTGTCTTGCTGCCAAGTCTTGTGCTGCTGCTGCTTGTGCTTGTTGAAATCCTTGTGCTAATAATTGTGCTTGTAAGTTTGCTCTGTTTGCAGATGCACCTCTTGCCGCTTCTGCTGCAAGTACACCTTCTCTACCACCACCATAAGCTCCAGCTTGAATAGCTTGATCTCTCTAGCGTGTATTTGCAATAGTTTGTTGTCTGTCAAATTCTGATAAAGTTGTATCAATAACTTCTTGTTGATAAGGAGACATAAATGATTTGTATGCATCGTGGTCCTGTAAGTGCTCCTAATCCACCGGCCGCGGTTCTCGCATCTTGTTGTAGTTGTGATTCTGCTGCGATCTTCGGAGCGTATTTAGATGGATCAATACCAGCAAAACCTGTAGGTACTGCACCTGCTCCTAATTTATCAATTGATTTTAAAAAGGCGGTAAGCGAACCTTCTATAATCGGCGCCGGTCTTGTTATCGTTGTTGTTTCAGCCATTATGCTCTTGCCTCCAGTTTATTCATTGATCATACATAAGGTCTTTGCACCTTCATTAACACTGCCACCACCAGCTGCTCTTACTGCATCAGCAGTCATTACAAATTCGTTTTTAGAAAGTCTTGCAGGTACATCATCAGCTCTTTCTTTTTTACCCATAGGTACAAATCCACCACCTCTTAAATCCATTTCTTTACCACCAAGATTCATTAAACCACCATCCACCTTTTTGAATAGCTTCATCTCTTAATCTAAAAAAATCTCCTGCTCTATCAGCTCTCATATTTTTATCTACTGATTCTACTGCACCTTTAATTCCTGAAAAATCTGGATCACCACCCATACTTAATCCTACTCTACCACCGGCTCTGTATCCTGCTGATGAGATTGTGTCTTCTATCTCCTCATCACTAAAGAATCCATATGCTGTCATTGCGTTTCTAATTGCACTTGCTCGTGCTGCGTCGTCTGCTAATCCGTCTGCCGATGCTAATGCGTCATCTATAGCTTGTTGTTTTTCTAATCGTCTTCCTTCAGCGCTTGCTAAATCCATTGTACCTTGTGTAAATGGAATAGATAATGCTTTAGCTCCTGCTTTACTAAATATACCATCTGCTGCTAAACCTTCAGATAAACCAATTAATTTATCTGAACCTTTACCTAAAAATTCTAAACCACTTTTTGTAATTCCTGAATCCATACCAGCGGCTTTAGTTCTTAAAATATCACCTGCACTTTGTTGACTTACAACACCTTTTGTTCCAAATTCATTAACAGGGTTTGCTGCGTTAGCTCCACTTCCTGGCGCTGATAGTGCACCAATACCAGAAGCGAGTGCTACTGATAAAGCATCAAACTCTCCTTCACTTCCTTCTTGTGCAAGTTGAGCTCCAAGATTTAAACCACCAGATACTAAAGCTCTTTGTAACCCATAATACCTGGAGCCATAAATGGTGCGGCTGCAGCTAAAAATGGTAATGCTGGTTTTATTTCATTAGGTACTATCTTATCTAATACCTTTGATACTGGTTTGAATATTTTTTTAAAAATCCCATAGTTTCTCTTTATATATGTAGTTGATAGCAAGTTCGCAAAGCTTGTAAATAGGCGAGTGTATCACAATTTACAAGGTTTTTAACATTCGTCAATCGCTGATATTAAACCAGCGCCTATCTTTATCTCTTCTACAGTCACATTTACATCTCTTCTTATATGTTCTGCTTTGGTTTCTGTACTAGCATTCTGTACGTCTGCTAATGCTTCTGCGTCTGACATATATTCTTGACCTGTTTCTGTGTTAGTTAATGTTACTTCACATTTAGGTGTAATTACTGGTACTCTTTGACCATTAATTGTTTCATACCTAACAGAAGCTTCTGTTTCTATAAACGGCATTATCTGTCCTCTCTGTTAATTTCTAATATAGATGCAATAACATCTACATTACCACTACTTGCTTGTACCTTTAATATCTCACTTTCTAACATAATTAAAGGTTCACTCAATACTTGTTCTTTTTGATTAGCACTTAAATTAATATCATTATCTACTACAAATGCTGTACCTGCTGCATTTGTTAATGTAGCTTTTACTACAGCTGCACCACCATTATCTTCTGCTACTAAAATAGATTTTACAATAGCTCGTGAATTACTTGGTACTGTATACAAAGTTGTATTGTCAGTAGTAGTTAAACTTACTTTATCATTTCTATATATATTTGCCATTTTATCCTAATCCAAAAAAGGTATATCTTTCCGAGTCCTCTTTAAGTTGTGTTAAGTATGTAGAGTTTAACTGTTCTATAATTGTAGTTAACGCTCTGTTAATTTGTCTTTGGTTATCTTCACTATATACTTTTTTAGGTTCTGGTAATCTTACTACAACTTTAGTCATTATCCTCTCCTTCCATCTGGTTGTATATCAACTTGGAATGTACCAAATCTCCACGATTCACCTACACCTGTATTTTCTATTTTTATATTTGCATATCTACCTCTGGCTCTTGTGTCAACTTTTAAAGTTGATGAAGTAATTGTAAAAGGACTTAATGTAGTTTGTTCATCATCTTGTGCAGGAAAATCTTTTATAGATAGTGTAACTTGGTTGTTACCTGTCAACACTTTAAAGTTTGGTAAAAATCTTCTCATAGCTAAAAATACTTCTGCTTGATCAGTTTGTAATGAAAAACTAAATGATTGTATAAAAGATGTTAATGCGGTTACACTACCATCTGGATTTACTTGATCGGTCCCCGACTCGTGTTCAAACAATACACTTTGACCTAAACCTGTTTCACCTATAATTGCAGGAAATGTTCCTGTGTTAGAACTATTAAAAGCTGTAGCATATGGTTTAGGATATACTAATGAATCAATCCAAGTTGTTCTAATAGAATTAGTGTTTGTTCCTGTATACCAATTACCCATAGGTAGTTGTGCATTATTTTGACCGTAGTTATAAACTACATATCTATTATTAAAATCAGATCCAGCTGTCGGATACCACCAAGTTACTTCTGTAAATAGGTTATTGATACCAGCACAAACTTGTTGGCCTTTTGTTGTATCAACATCATCATAAATATAATCTTCAACACTACAAGGTAGTGTATTAACCGTACCATCAAACGAGAAGAAACCATTATTACCCATCCAATATGCAACACCATCAATTTCAATAGCTGCATTCTTACCAATCAATCCACAGTTTGTACCAACTTGTTCAAAGCCAAATGTAAATGGTGCACCAACAAATTTCATTGTGTACAATGCATTATCGGTCCATACTAGAATATTTTCTTTTGCAACTAAAGCTCCTACAATTTTTGTACCATCTTGTATTCTTTGTGTACCTGCTGTGTTAGTTGCTTCTGGTGTATATCCATTTATATTTTCATCTTCAGAAAATCTTATAAACATATCATCTTGTGTAGTAGGTGTACCAATAGTTGTTTCAGTTCCAAAATGAATTAAGTGACGTGTTGTTGGTGAAATTAAAGTTGTTCTTGTAGCTGTTGGATTGTTTGTAGTTTGAAATCCTGATGTAGTTGTAGAAGCACGTGTAGATAATCTTGCTGCAATAGAAGAGTCCCAAGTAAAAGTTTTACCATTAGCAATTGTTGCAACTAATACATCACCAAAATTACTTAACGACCAAAGTCCTGGTTCAAGAGTAACCGTAGCTGCATCAACTGCATCTCCCCATCCTGAAAATTCTGTAGCATTTGTAACCGTTGCTGCTGTTGAATGAGCTTGACCATTTGATGTACCAGTAGTTGCTGTACCTTTAGCACCTCTAGTAATACCTAAAAATTGTGTAGCACTTTTTGATGTGTATGTAATTAATTCGTTAGCTATTGCAATAGTTCCTGCAGTAGGAAATCCTGTTGTACTAACAACTGTAACCGCGGTCCCCGCTCCACCTGTACCAGCAGTATCTGCAAGAAGTGCACCATTCAAAGCTGTAGTTTGTGCACCTTGAACTGTACCACCATATTGACTAATACCAAAACCATAACCATAAGTTTGTGCAGCTGGACCAACTCTTTCATAAGGTTTTATATCTACACTACCACCGGATGCAGCTGAACCTGAACTTGTAAAAGTTATAGTAAAAGTGTTTGCTGTTGGAGTTGTTACAACTTGAAATAGTTTATCTTCAAAGTCAGATGCACTTAATCCTGTACCACCTGGTAAAGTTACACTGTCAAATAAAACAATGTCACCATCTTCTAAATTGTGTGCTGCTGATGTTGTAATTGTAATTGTTGTAGAACCATTAAAAGTAAATGTAGCTGATGAGATAGTAGTTGCTAAAGGAGTTACATCAAAAAATTGTCCTTCAAAATATACAATTAAAAATTTATCTGTACCAATGGCTACATATCTATTACCATCTTGGTCAACGAATGCGTGTTGTTTTCTAGCTACACCTACTAAAGTATCTGTAAGTAATGATTGCCAACCACCAACTTTTTCTGGTAGTCCATATCTAAATCTAACATTATCTGAATCAACCCAACGACCTTCTGCTCCAACGGCAGTGTCTTGTTTATCTATTCCGGGAGCAAACTTAATCTTCGTAAGCATTATTACTCCTATGCTGTATTAGTTTTTAACTGCCAGCCTTTATTAGAACCAGTGTAAAATAAGTGTGACTGATTGATTGTTTGTTGTAAGATCTATTGAAGCAGCTGTTCCTTGAATATTTTCTGATCCATTTGGTGCTACAACACATTTGTTAGTTCCAAAACCATTTGATGCTGATACATCCATAATAACTATTTCATCACCTACTGCTCCTGCAGGTAAAGTAATTGTTACAATGTTAGCCACTGTATCTACACCTATTTGATCACCTGGAACTGCTGTGTATGCAGTTTTACTAGCTGCAGTTACTGTAGTAAATCCTTTTTCAAGCATACCTAATGTTGTTGCTGGTACACTACCTCTAGAATAAACTAAAGCTGTTGCACCTTCTGGAAGAGGCACTTGAGTAGCAGCTTGACCTGTTGTAAGTAAAGTTACTGTCCAACTATCTGCTGCAGTTCCTCTAGTAGTTCCATCTTCTACAAAAAATACTCTGTTAGCATTACCACCTGTTGTTGATGCAGGCATTGTTAAACTAGCATTACCAGATAAAGTACCAGTAACTTTAATGTAAAGGTTTTTACCATTTGCGTTGCCGAACCATCAGATAAACTTAATGTAGTTTACCAGTACTTAAAGTTACTTCTACATAACCTGATGCTGCTGTTTGTAATAATTGTAAATTAGTATTTGTAATTGTTCCCCATAGACCGGCTTTTTCACCTGTCGTTACGAGTTCTAATGATAAATCTGTTGAATAAGTTGATGCCATATTAGTACGGTTTTATTGGTGTCCAAACCATTGTTGCTCCTGGTATTATATCGTTCCACGTAATAACTCCTGGTTCTACTGTATCTAATGATAAAGCTGAACCTGTAGGTAATACATTTGCGTCAGCTGTTATTGTAACATTTCCTGTAGCCAAGGTCAACGAGTTTCCAGAAGGTGTTACGTTAGTATCTATATTAACTGTAAATGCACCTAAGACCTAAAGATACAGCATTTCCTGTAACTGTGTGATTAGCGTCGGCTGTAATAGTTAAAGCACCTGTGCCTAATGCTAATCTATTTGGTGTTAAATTTTCTGTTACAGCGTCTGCAATAATACCTACACTACCGATTGTAATAGATAAGTATTACCTGTTACTACTACAGCTACACTAATCGGGTCCTGATGTAGCAAATGGTAATGCTGATATTGCGTCAAATCCTAAACTCATAAATAATCCTTAAAAGGAGACAGGGGGTATGTGGTGGTGCCCTGCCTCCATCTAAAGATTATATCATCGTTTAAACCAAGAAGGAAGACCTAAATGTGGACGCTTGTCAAACATATTATCTTTTGCTCCAGGTGTTTTACGGTTGTTATAATGAAGAAATACTTGAACGCATTCCTTACCTTTAAACTTATTTCGCCAATGCTCTAGCTCACAGCCAGAATAGACTAGCATATCTCCTTGTTTAAGATCTACTTTAATTCCTTTTTTACCTACTTCTCCAGATGGCTCTAAATATATTGGCCAGTCATCACCAGCAAGATTCATAGTAGTAGATATCTCACAACTAAATCTATCTTTGTGTCTTTTTAAGTTCGTCACCTTTTTTATAAATTCTTGCATAAGTATAAGCTGGATATAATTTTAATCCTGTTACTTTTCCATTTTAGGTTGGCATTTAAGCATTAAAGTTTCCATAGCTATATTAGAATACTGACTATATGTATTTGGTATTTGTTCATCTTGTCCTTCGTAGTGACCTATAATATTTTCAAAAGGTGAAATGTATCTAGCGTTTCTACAAGTATCATAAACTTGTTTTTGCATCATAAAATAATTTGCAACAAAAGCTGCTAGGTCTTTTGATATTGCTTGACGGATAACTGTATATTTTTTCTTTTTAAACATCTTTAGCCATCTCTTTTGGCACTGCTTGTATGTTCCAATGTATAAATCTAAAAGGTTCAATACCAAAATCTACACTAAACTCGTGTTCTAAAAATCCTGGAAAAATAATTAGTGTACCTGGTGTAGGTTTAAAATGTATAAGCTCTGACTACCACCCCATACACCTTTTTGATCTGGTTTCATTTTTAATTTTGTAGCACGTGCACCGGTTCTCGGTTCGTGAAATACTGGCATAGATGTTTTATCACTACACTTTAAAAAGTAAAAACCTGATACGTGTTGATTCCAATGTACGTGTGCTGAATGATGACCACCACCTTTTTTAGCAAACTCTTGTACCCACATCTCACTAAACATAGTTGTGTATTGTTGCATATCAAAACCTTGATGATCTAAATATTCCCAAGACTTTTGACCAATGTAATTTCTAAAATCTATAAAATCATTATCAGCTGTAAGTGGTGTTGAATGATATGATCTTCCAAAGTCACCAAACTTTTTTATATGTGCTTTAGCTTCTGGAAAATTTCTAGCAGCTTTAATATATTTGTTAGATGCTTTAGTTAAAGATTTTACAAACTCTGGTTTTTGTTCTGACCAAATGGTCGTGTTAAAGTAATTATTTATATACATATTATTTAAATGGTTTTCCTAAATGCCAAACAACAAGACTATATCTTGTGCCAGCGGTTACGGGTTTAACTCTGTGCCATACAAAAGAAGGAAACACAATAATAGATCCTTTAGGTAAAATCTCTTTTGCTCTTCTTAAGTGTTGACTTTCATCTCTCATATGTGGATCGTAGTTTCTAAAATCAAATTCTAATTCACCACCTGTGTATTCTGAACCATCTGTTAATTGACAAGTCATAGATAGTTTTCGAATCTTACCATTGTCAGGATCATCTTTGTTTTTTCTTTCATAAGGTTTATCCCAACTATCACAATGCCAATCATAGTATTGGTTG